AAATAGCAGGGGATGAGAGAATCGAACTGCATTGACTACTTCCTTATTCCGCTCTATTACTGGGTTTCTGGCTTTGTACCTTGATTACTTTGATTACTTTGTAATCAAAATCCTAATAATTGATAGCATTATTAACTTGCTCAATCTTAGTCCTATCAGTCTTATTACTGTAAATGTAATATTTTCTTGTTGTCTCAATGCTTGTATGCCCCATCATTTCTGTTATAACAGTGTCACTCACGCAATTATCATACAACGCAACACTGTATGCCCGGCGGACTTTATGTGTGGAACGATAATTAATGTCCAGTGCCTTACATATCTTATGCAACTTTCTGTTAAATGCTTGTTCCTTTATACGCTCCCCTTTTTCTTCAAACATATAAGTTCCAAAAGGATTTAATCTGCGAATTGCCTTAACAGTATTTACAGCTTTATCCGGAATAATTATATCTCTTAATCCTGCGTCAGATTTAGGATAGTCGCTTACTATCTTAGCCCATTTCCCATTTTCATCTCTGACCTTAATTTCTGTTCTTTGTATAGAAATATAATGTTTAATAGTTCCATCTTTCAGTACAGTGTTGTGAATATCAGAAAACTTAAGTGATGATAACTCGCCAGCTCTCATTCCACACTCAAACATAAGTAATAATCCCAGGCTCCTTATATCATATCGTTGCCATAGATATTCTGTGATTCTTGGAATTTCGTCCTCGAAATACACTTGTTCCTCTTTCTTTTTCACATTTTTAGTAAAAGCTCTGCGTGATAAATCCAAGTCTCCCATAAATTGTGTGATACTTAGATTGGTATACCCCTTTTTCTTGGCATATTTAAAAATGCCATTAATAAGGATCCGCATATCAGAATATGCCTTATGTGTAAGCTTACATTCGGCAATAACAGTCTTAATAAAGCATTCTAAGTCATCTTCTGTAATGTACTTGATTTTCTTATCTGCCATGTGATATGCTTCATTAGTGAAAAATCTGGCAAAGTTATCAGTATACTTATCATATGATTGCTTCTTGATTTCGTGATATTCAAGTTTTTGGTCTACCCATTCCTTGAATACAGTCTTAACTAAAGGTTCATTAGCGAGTTTCTTGTAGTGTTCCACAATTCCATCTTCAAGAGACTCTTGCGTTGAACGCTTTAGCAGCTTTCTGCCGCTTGATGTGCTTTCTTCTGGCAAGTATGTATACCACTTCTTATCTTTTCCTTGCCAGATTTCATTATTGTGTGCTTTTAAATATTTTTTCCTTTCGTTCATTTCAATTTGTTTTTGAACATCGTCACGAGAGATAATACCATTCTCCAGTACATAATTCAATAACTCTTTGTCTGTTAATTCCAATCACAGCACACCCTTTCAATTTTATTTTTAATGTTCCTTATTCTCCTTTCAAGAGTTCTTTGCGATACGCATAATCGTGCGACTATCTCTTTTTGTGTAAAATTCCGAGAAAGAAGTTTGAATATTCTCTCTTCTTCCTCGGTAAAATTGGCATTTTCAATTATTTCATCAAGCTCCGGCTTAGTCAGTTCTGAAAACTTCATAAGCCATACTCCTTAATATTTAATTTTTATTTTTGTCTCTTCTTCTAACTGTTCAATAAGTTCTTTCGGATCTATAAGCCCTGCATTGAAATCTTCATTGAATTTATCAATCTCATCAATAAGTCGTTCTAGTCGCTTATTTCCAAATCCGAATTTATCGTGCAGCACCCACAACAGAATTGTTAAGGCATTACCAAACATTTCTTTATTTTCTTTATTCTTCTGCCTGTTTAATTGAACTCTCATCATTTGTTCCTGAAATCTTCGTTGTTCCGACTTGCTCATTTTTTATTCTCGCTTCCTTGCTTTTCTTAGCATACTCCAAAGACTTATTGTAGTGCTTTTTACATAACTTTGAGTGATTATAAACCGGTTCGCCGCAAAACCAGCATTTACCATTCATTACCCATTCACGTTTAGCATCGAGTTTTGAGCCTTTCTTGGCGTCTCTTATACGTTTCTTGATTTTAAGTTTGTTACGGCACTTAGAACACGTTTTATATCCCTCATCTGCCTTAACTTTACCGCAATAAACGCATAATCCGTTATTGCTTCTTCTCTGATACTTGCTTTTTTGCTCGATTCTATCTTTTTCCTTGAATTTTTCGGGATTGGCATTGTATCTTGACATTCTCTGGGTATAGCGTTTTGCTGAACATTCAATGCACATTTTTTCATCACCAAAAAGACTGTTTTTACGGCATGTAGGGCATATTCTATTTTCTTTATACCAACTAATAAGTTCTCGTCTATCTTTGTTTGCTCTGTCGTGGCATTTGCTACATTTAACCCCGGCAATATCAAGTGGCTTTCCACAATTTACACATAATCCAGCTTCTTTTCGTCTGTAATACATTCTCATTTGCGGACTAATTGGCGTTGTTTCCACTAAAATCAACCTCTCATTCTGTCAATTCTATCTTGTACCTCTCTAGGTGCTTCAATATACTCTTCTGCGTTTGTATTTTGACCGATAAGGGCATTTTCTTTAATTTGTAATGTATTTATATCTCTTTGGAATTTTTGCTCGATTTGAGCCTTATACGAATTTACATTCGTCTTTTCGATAAGTGATTTGATATTGTCCGGCATACGATTTATTTCATTCGCACGCTTAACAACTGTTTCGTAAGTTCTTAGAAAATTTGATTGTATTACTGTTTCTATCGTCTGATAATCTGATGTCGCCCAGTTTTTAAGGTTATCTGGCATACCAACCGCCTGTTTTACAAGTGGCGGCAGCTTGTTGAATTCTTCAACCGCCCCATAAGTGCCATTCCGTAACGCTTTACTAACTAACCCCCAAGCTGTCATTCCGTCAAGTTCCTGCGGCTGTGATATTGTCTGTATTTTACCTATCAACTGTCCTATGCTTGGAGCAAATCCGCTTATATCAGAGTTGATGTATGCTTTAAGTGCGACTGATACTTGTTCATAACTGTAATTTTCCAACATCATATTCCACACATCTACTGTTTCGGATAAGTTGTTAGGCTTGTAGTTAGGGTAGCAATCACACATAATGCGAATGATTTTAACTGTTTCTTCTCTTGTCAAGCGTTGCTACCTCCTGATTCATATAAAATTTTGATACCATCTGCGTCTACATTTGAGCTTTTATTTGCTATGCTTCTAAAAATATCCACATAATCACAATTACCCAAATCAATAGGGCAATTATCTAATATATTTAATATATCTTCAATAACTGCTCTTTCACTATCATTAACTGTGATTTCGTAAATTGTATCTGAATACATAATTTTTCTCCTTTACACATTATCCCAGTCAATAGCACCCTTGCTAAAATTCTGATTGCCCTGCTTATTAGAATTATCTTCTTTCAACCCGAACAAGCCTTGCCAGCAATGGTCTACTGACTGATTAAGAATTTTAATGGCTAAGTCATTATCTCCGCCTGATAGCTTTTCAAGGGTATTCATAGCCCTATGCAATGCCTTGTCAGTGCATATAGGTTTCTTAATTTTCTTACGCATTGTCACATACTCGTTAAATGCTTCATCAAGTAATTCATCATTGGGATAATAACTTTTCTTTTTGAATATTACGTTAGTAATATCTTTTTCTGTATTCTTATCTTCTTTAATTTCTTCTGTTCTTTCATTCTTACTTTCTTTTAATATAGAGTTTGTTAATAGAATGTTATCTGTTTGTTGATTGTTTGTTAAGTTGTTTGTTATTTGTTTGTTATCTTGCTTGTTATCCGTTTGATACAAATTGTAGTTAACCACAGTAAATATCGTGAATTTGTTTGTTGCTTTGCTTGTTATTTCGCCTGTTAATTGTAAGTGTTTTAGTGAGGTACGAATTTCCATTACAGACAAATTAGTTTCTTTTGATAATTCAGATATTGAAGAGGGGAAAGACCCTCTTTCAATTGTCTTGCCTTTATAATTTCCGTCTTTCCAATAGGCGCTTATCAACATATACATAAAAAGTCTGAATGTATTAATATCGCTCCACCATTCCCACTTTAAAATTTTTCTGTCAATTTTAATTAAATTGCCTGCCATAATTACCTCTTCAAGTTCTGTCACATTGTTACTTCACTAAATCGTTGATATTAACTCTGAATCCGTCAAATTCCTTACCTTTACTTCTAACATAGGCAGACGTATCAAAGAACATCAAGTTACCCTCTCTGTCCGTTGCCATACTTACATCATTTCTTGTAAGACTGCCTTTGAGTAGGTCAAGTAAAATCTGTATTTCCTGCTTTGTTTCGTCTTTCATACTGTATCTCCTTGCTTGATATTCAGATTTTTAAACATAGCGTACATAACATCTACCACAATTGAGTTGCCAAATTGCTTATATAGTTGCGTATTACTGTTTACTGCTGACATTTTGTCAATATCTTCATCAGATACACCCATCAGCCGTCCACACTCTCTCGGTGTTAGCTTTCTGATACGATATTGTGTGGCAATATGGCTATTCGCATATCCGTGTGTGCCAGCTACAAGATTAGCCGATATGCCGTTGTCAGAAATAACTGTACCACATTGGGAACCGTTGCTTGATATTTGACCGACTTTTTGGATATTATTTTCAAGCAATAAATTATCTTTCTGCACACTCGTTAAGCAATTACTTGTACCTTGCATATTCACCTCTAATCTCTGCTCTGTTAGACTTCCCGCAGTTCTATCTGACGGATTATCGGGATTTCTGCCACGCATAGCAACTATTTGACTTTCACACACCTTAATCTGTTGCGTACCACCGCCCTCAACTGTTGTGATATTAGGGCAAAGTGCATTTTCATCATATACTGTGTTTGATTGATGTTTGCCTGTGCCATTATCCATAAATCCTAACTGCTTTGCTTCAAGTATTTTCGGCTCTTGATTACCACCTTGCATTGTACTCAATGTTGGACTGCACCCCCCCCCACATCATAAATTCTGCTGGTGCTCTCAAATTTTGCTTCAAGAGAGCCTATTACATTTACATCTGCCATTACTTCAATCACTCCGCTACTTGTTTTATTGGCTCTTAGGGTAGGACAAATACCCCCCCCTAAGCACCTTTTCACCACCGAATTTTTCACTTTCAAAAAGCACTATTCCGATAGCGTCTGTTAGTTTTTCCATTCAATTACTCCATTACTTCCATAGTTATCAAGGCCTTTACAATCTCTTGCCCTAAGAGTTACGGCTACATCAATCGGTTTGCCTGCCGTCTCTCCCATATCCTTTAACAACCAAGTTTCCATCTGACCGCAAGTTTGATATTCCGCAGTCATATCTTGCCTTGATACAGTTTGCAACTTCTCTCTGTTGTGGCTTATTGATTGTTCCGTCAACGCAAGTCTGTCTGTCTGTCTGTCTGTCAAGATTGTGTTGTGGTAATGTGCCGTTGTCAGTAAGCTCTTTTATCAGCTTGTCAGCCTTTTCATTGTTGATGTAATACTTTTCATCTACATTATCCTCAAGATAGTCTTTCAACTTCTTTTTGAGTGGTATAGGCTGTGGGAAATGGTAATTGTACTCGCCTAGAAATGAAAACATAAAACATCTTTCACGATTTTGTGCTACACCATAATTTTTAGCGTTTAAATCTTGATAGTAATTTGTGTAACCAAGGCTTTCAAGGAAATCTAGCCACTTCCTAAAGTCGGGCATATTATCCTGGCTATGTACTTGTGGTACATTCTCCATGAATAAAATCTGTGGCAATTCTCCGCTGCTATCTCTAATTTCTGTTAGTATTCTCTCAACTTCCCACAACAGACCACTCCTTGTACCACTGCCCTTAGACATTCCAGCTTGTTTTCCGGCAACTGATAAATCCGTACAAGGAAAAGAGTAAGTAAGTAAGTAAGTGAATGTATTTGTGTCGCAGATATTCAAATCTCCTGCATGAACCTTTGTTATGTCCATTGTGGGAAAATCTGTGCCATGTACTGCGTTATAACTTGCTATGGCATACTTATCGAACTCCACAACTCTGTAATGCTCAAATTTTGCGTCTATTCTCTTTAGTGCCATTGCCTGGCTTCCGTAGCCGGCGAAAAGTTCTATTAAGCGGATAGGCTTTGTTATGCTGATTGGTTCTCTTGTGAAGTCAAATATGCTCATTTGATTATCACAAGAATAATTTTCAAAATTCATAAAATCTACCAAAAGGAAACCTCGGTTTTATGTGCGCACAACCTATTCCTTTCTTTGATTTTTAGTTAGTTATCTTCTTTTCTTTCAAAACTTTCGCAAGGCACATCAAGCAAGCAACCGCACCGCTCAATTTCTGTTGTTCCCCAATATGTCTTGTATCTGTAAGAGTTTTCGCATTTAAAGCAGAAATCCTTACCATTATTCATCTTGCAACTTGTCTTTTTATCTTCCAACTTTTTCCCGATACTCTCGTTTATCCTTTCAAGTTCCTCGACTTTTTCCTGTAATTTCTCAAAATCTTCAATGAGTTTATTATATTTCTTCTTACTTAAAATCTTCATTCTGAATCGCCTACTTTCAATAAATCCATAAACTTCTCATACTGTTTCTGTGATACCTTGTTATTAGCCTTATCCGCTCTCAATTCGATTTTAAGGTGCTTTTTAGCGATAGAAGATAATTCCCTCGCTAACACCTTTTTGCCTTGCTGTATGCCTTGCATATAACCTTTAGGCGCTTTTCTTTCTCCTATTGAACCGCTAGCACGATTTTCTCCTTGACCACCTAAACTGACATTTCTAAGCTGATAACCTTTATCAGCATATAGCTTGATGTAATACTTCTCCTTTTCGTCAAGCTGACTTTCGGGGAAATTCAGAAATTCAACTCGCCAACCATAAGGATTTTTCTCTTTGTCGTACAGCTTATGTTTGCGTAAACTAAGGTCTATGTGCTGTTCGTAGCCCACAAGGTGGTTTGCCAATCTGCTAAGTGTATGTACCGCCTGTCCGATATACGCATACTTAAATCCGTTTTCATCTTCTCGGAGTAGGAAATATATTCCACTTTTGTCATTCAGCTTTGGGTTCAGCTTCAATAGTCGCTTTTTATTTTCCTGTTCAATTGCCTTGACTCTTGCTATGTTCTGATAACTCAAGAATTGCCACCTGCCTTTACTTCAAAAGGATTCACAAAATTATCAATAGGTTTAGCTCCCATACTAAAAGCCGTTGGTTGCTCATCAATGATAGTTTCAAATATTTCAGATAAAGCCTTATTGATATAATTTCTTTTGTGAATATCCTCAATTAGTTTATCTGCATCAATCAATCTCATTCTTCATCGCTCCAATCTAATTTTTGACCGCAATCTCAACAAAACACTGTATTCTGCCGTTCGTTCATGTATTTTTCTAAACGTGCATTTCCACAAGTAGGGCATACATAAGCATATACTTTTTTTAATACACCTCTGTACGAATCGGTTTTTCTCGGCTTCTTTGGTATCCGCTTTTCAAGTGCCTGTATTGCAATCTCTATACTTTTGATATGTTCTCCGGTATTACCTTGTGCATAACATAAATCACAGTTGTCACATAATCTTGCATTACAATCTTCATAAATACCTTTTACTTGCATTTTTTGACATTTATGATATGCTCTTAGCTTTTCTATTGCTTCATTCTCTGTCATACTCACACCTCTTTAATTAAATGGTAATCCCTCATCAGCTACATTGTCCGGAATTGACATAAAGCTGTCTGAACTAGCATTACCGCCCATAATTCCATTATTGTTCTGCTGATTAGCACGACTTTCACAAAATTCGTATTTTTCAACAACGCAATCATTAGTGTAGACTTTCTGTCCGTCCTTGTTAGTATAATTGCCTGTCTGCCATCTGCCCTCAACGATAATCTTAGTTCCCTGGTGTAAATACTTCTCTGCAAACTCTCCATTCTTGCCAAATGCAATGCAGTTAATAAAGTCTGCTGCCTGTTCACCCTCTTTCTTAAAAGCTCTGTCAACGGCTAATGTGTATTTTGCTACCGCCATACTTCCGTTTACTGTCTGTGAATATCTAATCTCTGGGTCTCTAACAACTCTTCCACATAAAATTACACGATTCATTACTTTTCCTCACTTTCTTCTACATAATTGTCCCAAGCTCCATTAAGCACCTTGGCTCCATCATCGTCATCCGTAACAATAATCGTGTACTCGCCTACCTTAGTCGAGATAAATCCTGCATTGCTATCTTTAAGCATTTTAATTAATGAATCAATTAACCCACTCATCTTTATTCCTCACTTTCTACTAACTCAAATCTGTATTTCTGTTCTGCGTTAGGATATTTTTCCTTATCAACCTCACTCATAAACATTTCAAGAGGTCTGTTCCAGATATGTCCCTCATATTCATATACAACTGATATTTCTTCCGTCTCGGTATGCCTTGAAATACCGATAACAGTAACAATCTTGCCAATCTTAAAATGTCTGTATTTCTCGCCTTTTCGTGGCAAAGGTCTGTTAAATTCTGTACTGATGTTATCTGCCTTAAAATGCCTTGTGAGTAATGCAAGGTCGCAGTTTGGCTTATCTTCGCCATCAAGATTAAATTCTTCCGACTGTTCGATATGTAACTGTTGCCAATTTTCGGCATATCCTACATTGCTTATATCATCATATATATCTTCGAGTGAAATATTTTCACGATTGGAAACTAAATAGCCACTAAATCTAAATATCTTTGCCATATTATTTCTCGCTTTCTAATAACTCTTTATTGTCAAAAATGTTGCCGATAACTACTATTCTTTGAATATCTTCAACCGCCCAATAATACAAATCTTTTCTCCATAAGTCGTTTTTTAACCATTTAATTCGCCATTCTGATTTATCCCATATAACTTCCGCTGTTCCAACCTCACATCTGACAACATCATTCTCCCAAATACGGATATTTAATGCTTAACAATTCATATATAGTGTTTCTCCGCAACCGAATAGTGTGTGAACACATATATCTAATCTTTTATTGTCACCTCTGTAGATAGTTCCTGTTTCAACTGGCTCTCCATATTTTGCATTGCTTATATACTTCATGTTCCCTCCTATTCTGCTAATAGCCATATCTAATTCTTTCGTCACGCATTTCATCAATCGGTTGCACATTCTTAACCCATATTACTGCCCCTTGTGGATGTTCGTAATACCATATATCCTCAATAGGTTCAATTTTGGATAGTACCCACGCATAAGGGGTTTTATATCTTTTCTTCAGTTCTGCATAAGACGCATTAACACAATGATTGTCTCTTTCTTCAGACCAATCAGAGCACGAAACAGGATATGTGGAACTAATGACAGCTGTTGCAACCACTCTATATGTTCCACTTTCGAGTAAATAGATTGTTTCGTTTTGTTTTTTGGTATTACTGCCCCTTATTTCAATAGTCTTTTTACCACTAATAATAAGGTCTAGCCATTTCTTTTTAATAATCAGTCCGTCCATGCTTTTCTCCTATTCTGCTTCTGATTGAAGCCAATCCATACAACTAGCTTCTCCCTCGTATTCTTCGCCGAATGTGTTCTTAAAAGTTATAAGAAACTCTGCTAACTCTTCATCTGACATATTCCTTATCCTGTCGGCATTGGTGTTTCTGTTATCACATCTACAACAAGGCTCACTATCTCTTGAATTGCCGTTGTGTTGGCAGTTACAGTTATTGTTGCCATCCTGTATTTTCTGCTTATTAATCGCCTGCATTACCCATACTTTTTTAATCAGCCCCATTTCAGATGGGATTTTTGATAATTCATTCTTTAGTCTTGACTTACTAATCAAATCATTCATTTTCTCCGCCTCTCAATTCTTTCAGCCTTTCCTCTGCTTCTAATTTTGTGAGAAATACTGTTTTGCCTATCTCACTTACCGGAATACAAAATGGCTCATCGTTATTAAAAAGTCGAACCGGTAATGCTTGTGACGCGTAAATGTATGCTTCATCTCCATCATACCCAAAATAACGAACTCTCCTCATGCTGATAATATCTTCCGGTGTCTCTCCGGCTTCTAATCTGCATTCTACACATTCGTGATAAAATTCATAGATTTTATCTCCTTTGTTACATGGGAAAATAATCATTCTGCCTTGCTCCTCTAAGTCCTCATATTCTGCTAATTTCTGCAATACATTATGGCGGTTATTTTCCCATTCAACAGGTTCTCCACTAGGTGTAGCATATACGCCGGTTCCGTTAGTACTTCTTCTTGTTAATCTCTCCATTACTGCTCCTTTCTGCCTTTAATCATTATCAAAACTCCTATCTGTCATAATTTCAGCAAATCTCTTGGCAAGGATTTCTTTGATATTCTTTTCTACAAAATCACCGATAGTTTTTTCGGTTCTATCTTTTACAAACTGCTCAAAAGAAACATCCTGTATCTTCCTGTCACTACTCCAATTTGAAGCAGATACAAGCCTTTCAATTCTCTTGTCAACAATTTTTGTAATTTCTTCATCAAGATTTTTATAAATAACTTTCTCTACATATTCGTCCATAGCAATCTTGACCTTTTCTTCAATTTCCTCGCTATTGAGAGATATATTTAAAATCATTTTTGGTTCAGATTTCTTCATTTCAATTCTCCTTTCTAAAAAGGGCATTCATTAGGATTTTTCAAATCCCAACTTTTCCCTGCTGCCGCAACATCCACATTTGCCCCACAAGCGACTTTCTTCATCTTCTCGATAAAACTATCTCTATCAGAATTTTCACTTGATAGATGGCACATTATGACGTTCTGCAAGTTATCTGAATAATTCGCTTTAACAAAATCGCAAGCTGTGTCAATGGATAAGTGACCTCTGAAAACGTGATTAGCTTTGCCTGTATCCCTGTCGATTAAATCCTTGTCATAATTCACACCTAAGAGGATATGATTTATGCCTTTAAACTTCCATTTGACAACCTCGCAATCGGTAATGTAAAGCATTTTCCCCATTTCCTTGTGAGTAATCAGAAAGCCGTATATCGGGCAAGGTTCGCCATTTGCGTCTGTATGTGTCCAATTTCCGTCTATTGTCGTTAAATCAAAAGGCTTTACTGTAAATTCACCCATATTTATTGGTTTACAACTATCGCCTAAATATGGGGCAAGTATCTGTATTCCCATAGCTTCAAAATCTTCTACTGACTTGCTATGGTCTAGGTGCTTATGGGTGCATAACACACCCACAACATCTTTGACATTCCAATCTAAGCCTTTTTTAATTTCCTTAATCGGTATTCCGCAATCAAGGATAAGTGTTTCTCCGCTGTTGGAAGTTAGCAGATAGCAATTTCCTGCACTTCCTGTGGCTATACATTTAAGTTTCATCATTTCACACCTCGATTTCATCATCCTGCGGAAACTGAAAGTACTCTGTTGTAGCTTTCTGAAATTGTTCCTCACTCAAAATACTCTGTACTTCTTCAAAACGCTTTGAACCGGCTATGCAATGATAAAACTCATTATTTTCATATGATTTTCTAAGCGTCTTCATAGCTTTAAGTGCCTTTGCGTTGCTTGAGTATTCAGCAATTTTTACACTTGGTGCGTATGAGCTTTGGCAATATATACGCGCTACTTTTGCATCATATTTAGCACCAATAACAAATAATTGATAATCACTATATGGGATATCTATTGTTCCGTCCTGTGAAATTACTCTCATAATCAATCTCCTATTCTGTCTGCATAAATGGTGGCAATGTGCTATCTTCTGCCTGTTCTTCGGTTACTTCTGTGGCGGTATCTTCAACCACATCATCTATAACATCACCCTCAGCAAAATCTACGCTGTTAGCGTTCTGCCTAATATCATAATCAACATCAGCCTGCATACGCTCATCATAACTAGGTAATTCTTCCTCATTATCGTAATTTCCGTCATAGAAAGAACCATAAGTATTGTTAATCTGCTTTAACAGTCTGTTCTTGACTGTTTTCATAGCCATCTGGTCTGTAAATTTCTGATGCGTTCCGTTTCCGTTCTCTTTATAGCCATATCCCTGTTTCCAAGCCTGCTTTATCTGTTTGATGTTCATAACCTCTGTGAGAACACTTCCGTCATCCATAGTGGCTATTGCGTAAGCACCCTTGACCTTATCATTGTCGATATTCTCAAAGTCCTGCTTATGAGTGACAATGCTTTTCTTGCCATTAACAATTTTATACTCGAATGTATCACCCTCATAAATAACCTCTGCTGTTATGTCTTTAAGTCCATATCTCCTAGCTATACAAGTGTTTCCATACACTGACTTCTGACACTGTAGCTTACCGCCATAAGCAACCGGGTAGCACTGTTTCTTCTGCATTGATAAGCCGCTTGTAACCATTTCTACAAGTGCGTTTTCGATACTTGCCCTTGTGCAACTCTGTAATACAGGCTTCTTGTTCATATCTACTGTGTCCTGCAATATCAGCATTGCTGACATAAACTCATTTGTATAGTTGTAATCTTTAGGGAATGTTAAACCGAATTTCTCTTTCTGCTTAATTTTAACTACCATTCCCTCTGTAAAATCCTTTGCTACAAGCTCTCTGCTTTCAGCTTCTTTTGTTTCTGCAACCGCTGTATTCTCTGCCATAATTATTCCTCACTTTCTTATATTGCGTTAAAGGCCTGTACTGCAAACAGCTCATTTGCGGTTCTTTTATAAATGTCCCCATCGACTTTCACGATGTATTCTGCACCCTTTTTTACAAGTTCAACCTTGCAAATTCCTTTTTCTGTACAAAATGTTTTTTTCTGTAAAATCATTTATTTTTCCTCACTTTCTTCATATATAATCATTATGCCTGCTACATTACCAGAAGTCTGTTTATTTGCGATAGCTTCCATAATTTCCCAAACATCATCATTATCTATGCCAATAGAAACTCTCTCCATTGACGATACAAACTGTTTGATAACTTCCGCTTCTTCTTCGCTTACTGTAAGTACATATGCGTCTTCACATTTCATATTATATTATCCCTCCACAATCTCTAATTTCTCGCTGTCATTAACAATCAGCATAATCAACTGGCTATCTACCATTTCAGAAACTTTCTTCTGATTGTCCGTACTAAGGCTTTCAGAATCATCTAAAACAATAGGTACTGATATGCCACTAATCTTCTGAATTGAGTTGCAAATATCTACTCTGCCTAAAATCCTGTTACCCTTGTTAGACATAGTTGTTAAAATACTCTTTCCGTCAACTGTAGGTATGCAACAACTCTTGTAATTGCCATTCTTGGCATATTCAAACAACTGCCACTTAACTAACCCAAAATGGCTGTTTACTGCTTCTGTCAGGGCTTCGTTCTTTGCCTTATCCAGTTCATCAAGTAAATCAAGGATTTTCTCCGCATTAGCCTTATTCTGTTCAGAATCAATCCTTGTCTGCTTTAATTCTTCAAGTCGCTGTTCGTCTGCTGCCGTATCAGACTTTGCAATCCGGCTTTCGCATTCTGCCAACTGCTGCCTTAAAGCTGTTTCCTGTGACTTTAATTCTGCCTTAACCACCGAAATATCGTTAGCTTTGTGCATAGCCTGTTCCTTTTCGGCAATCTGCTGTTCGAGTGCCTTGTATTCTTCAGTGGCTGTTACATCAATTTCCTGCGGAAGTTCTGATAACTGCTTTTCAAGGTCTGCAACTTCTTTTTCCAGCTTCTTCTGATTAGCAATATTGTCTTTGTTGCATTCCTCTAACTTAGGTATCATATCTCTTGCATTATCAATGTCTGCCTTAACTTCTAATCCGTCCTTTTCAACCTTTGCTAGCCTGTCAGCCTTTGTCTTTTCAAATGAACTTCTAAGGCTTTCAATTTCTTCTGTTGGCAGTTCTCTATGGCAAGTAGGGCAAACTGCTGTATTCTCGTCAAACTTTTCTTCTTTAATCTTATTCCAAACATCAGCAAGTCTATTTCTTTCTCTTGTGCCACTCTCAATATCGTTCTGATAGCCGTATATTTCAGAATTATTCTTCTGAATAGTATCAGCTATGTTGAAAAGATAATCTTTCTTTTCAGAAATCTTGTCCTCAATCTCTCTCCTAGCCTTAATATTGTCCTTGTTAGCTTTGCGTGACATATCACCAAGCTCAAACTTAAGATTAAGAATATCAGCACTAGCCTTATCATATTCAGCCATCAGCTTGTCATTGTCGGTCTGCTTTGCCACACAATCAGCAATCTGTACTTTAAGGCTGCTCTTCTGTAATTCAAGGTCGGATACTTCAATAGTCTGCTTAAGCTGTATATCTCTTTCCTTTTCCTTAATCTGTCCGTCAAGAATAGGTAAATCCTTTGTAATCTTGGTCTTTGTAGCCTTACTCATAGTGGATAACTCTTCAACTGTATACTTATTAAGTAAAGGAACTAACTCGGCTAATTCGGCTTTCTGTGAAGCTATATCAAGGTCTGTAACATCTCCTACAAGGCTGAATAGGTATTCTCTCATTTCCGCCGGTTTCTGATTAAGAAATGCGTTCACATTACTGCACATCTTGAACACATTCATATCAACATCAAGATATGTGTTGAAATCCTTTAATGTCTTAGGCACATCGTTGATGAAATACTTGTTATCGTCTTTGTATGAACTGCCGTCCTTGCTGTAAGTACGTTTCTGTACTTTCTTCATAGTCACTTCTTTTCCGTCAACATCAAGTGTAAGTTCAACACTTGTATCCATATCATCAACTGATGCTCCGTCAATCTCTCTTATTACAACCGGATTATCCTTTAACTCATAATCGCGGTTAAACAAGCACCATAAATAAGCTGTGGCAATAGTTGACTTACCCTTGCCATTCTCAGCCATAATCTTTGTAATGGCATAAAAATCAAACTCTGCGTGTGCATAGCACATGAAATTTTCAAGTACTACCCTTTTTAAAGTTGCTCTCATAAACAATATCCTTTCCTTATCATATATTCATAACAAATACGCCATCTTCAACTTGGAAGTTATCAATCTCCCTATCCGCATAAGCTGAATACTTAGCTTCCTCAAACGAACCGTTAAATACTGTTCCGCATTGCGGTGTCCATATCTGGCATACCACATCTTCATCAATAGCCATGCTTGCTAACTCTCTAACCGTAATATCACTATGCATTGGCTTCGTCCTCCTCTGCGTAATCAATTCTGCTTACTGATACTTCATAAGCAACCCTTGTCTCAATCTCATTGTCGCTTATCTTCTTAGTGTACTCACGGCTCTGGAATCTTCCCTGGATTTGGATGTGTTCTCCAACTTCAAGTCCACCCGCAAATCTCGCATTTCTTCCCCATGCTATACATGGTATGTAATCCGACTTGCCATATGGTCTGTTTACTGCTACTAAGATATCTGCAATCTCTCTGCCCTTTGGAGTACATCTGTATACAGGCGGTTTGCATACGAAACCATCAAGTATAACTGTATTAATATCTTCTTCAAATGACAGTTCGGTTGCGTCCTGTGCCAGTTCAAGTTCTCTTGCAAATACAGATAAAATCAACTTGCTCTTCACATCATCAATATGTCTGTTAAAACTTCTTATCTGTCCGGCTACAGATACAACCTGTCCTGCTTTGATTTCTTTGATATCAGTAAGTCTGTCCGATATCATTACCGGTAATGTATCTTTGTTACCGCTTGTTCTTGAACACTTGAGCATGAAGATGTAAAACCCTTCACCAAGTACTTCATGTGAGTACTCTGGCTCTCTCTCAACTACTCCTACTAATGTGATATTGTTGTTATTAATTGCATTTTCCATTTCTTTCTCTCCTTACTTTAATATGTAACTTCCTATTGGTACTTTATCCATTCTTTCAATCAGATGGATTTTGCAGCTGAAAGTATAGAACTTTCTAAAATCCTTTTCCTTTATAGCCCTTTGTCTGTTTCTGTTCAGCTTAATAATTCTTTTAATACTACTCATTGTTCTCCTTACATCTGTAATACATTGTTGTAATGAATCCTTTTGTTGTCAGGCAATCGTAATTCTTCCATACCTCAAGGCTATGATTTGCTGTCTTAATAGCATTTCTCACCGCACTTCCGATAGAATCCTTGCTTTTGCTGTATTTTTCGGCAACTTTCTTAACTGCGTCACCTATTGCTAATGCAGAATCAAGATTGCTCATAATATCAACAATGTATACATAACCCTTTCTGTTAGAGTGAATGCCTAGATTGAATAATTCTTCTCTTATTCTTTTCTCCATAAACAAACTCCTTATCTGTAGCAAAAGTACATGTTCTGCACTTTCTTATAAACACCGCTACCTTGTTTAAATTCAGCTTGATACAACACATTGCTAGGTATGTCATATCCGCTTATTAATAATTCTTCTGCTATTCTCCAACATCTTTCTGTTGGTTCTTTATAGAATCCGCTGTTCATAAGCTCTGTACATTGATATTGCCCTGACTGATAGATGACTTCTTCAATGCTGTTAGGAAAATACTCACTTTGTACTCGGTTCAAAACAACGGCTCCTGCAAGATATAGCATTTCATCGTCGTTACATGTCGCTCCGCATTCGCCCATCAGTAAATGTGCCATAAGCGACAACTCATATTCATCAACACTTATCTCTCCAGTTTCAACCTTATAATCAACATGTGAGTTGTAGCATTCACTTAACACTGCACTCTGCTGATTAATCTTAGCTTGCGGTTGTACCGGTCTTAGAATCAATGCTATAAGGCTAATCCCTGCCAGTGTTGCGGATATGTTAATTATCTTTTCTTTCATATCTTCTCCTACATGTTTGTATCATGTACCACTTCGGCAAGTGCTATTGGCAACAAATAGGTGTCGATGAATTCGTGTACATCAGCCAAGTATTTTCTTTTAATACTCTTGTATGTCGCCACGCACCCGAATTCGCGTTTTAACTGCTTGTATATATCAGAATATACTGAACCGCGAATACCACCGTCTTTGTACGCATTGCTGTCCTTTCCGCCAAGTACTTCAATTCCTTTCTTTCTAACATGTTTCTGCACTTCTTCAATCTCACAGCCGTAAAGCGGAGTTTCTTCTTCAATACTGATTATCTTATCTTCAACCTTATCAACTCTCTCTGTGAGTTCTGTGTTGCCCTGTGCCAATAATCTAATCTGTTCGGATGTTGTCAAAGGCTTACTGTAACTTCCTGTCTTTCTGATTGTCGGAAGTACTTCTGATGTTACCCAGTCTGTAAATCTTTCTGCACTATCTTTGCGGCTCTGAAAGATTGTCTTGTAAAGATTGCTTTCATTAATAAATGTAGCTTCCTGTTCTCTGCCTAATCTGTCAATGACCTTACTTGTAGTAACCCCATCTGTTTTAAGCCTTGCCTTAACTCTGCTTACCTGTTCAAGTTCCAATGCCTTGCACACATCAGCCAAGCAAAACATAGGCTCATCATCTTTAGTAATGGTTCGGATTTCTCCAAATTCTGAATTGCTAAAAATCTGTAGCTCCATAAACATTCCTTTCTAAATAATGTGTGATATATTTTGACCTTTTAAGGTGCATTTGAGCGATTCTGCTCATTCCTATCTGCTGTAACTTGTAGAACTTTATATTTATTGATACAATGGAAAGGTGATGGTAGACACTTTCCGAAAGGAGATTGTATGGATACTGTCATAGCATTGTGCGTATCAGTGGTCGGCTCATACTTCTGTGGTTTAGACTTCTGCACCCTGTATACTCTTATTTCTATATCAATAGAATTAAATAAATATGCTAAAGACAAAACTGCCAATCGGTAGGTAATTCACACTTGATACGAACAGGGCGCTATCCCTGTCAAAAAGAACTAATGATGTTTGAATAAAAGTTTGTAACTATTTACCGCTACCATCACTTTTCTATTGTATCAATATCAAAAATTCTAATCCGTTTGTGCTATAATCCTCTTATCCTAATAGAAAAGAGGTGAAAAATATGTTTCTAAAATTCCAAATAACTTGTACTTGCCACAATAGATATACTGTTAATGAAAGTGTATCTGCCGACAAGATTATTTGCCCTAACTGTGGTCTTGAATATCCTTACTCTGACAAAGTATTATCTATACTCAAGACTGCTAAAGAAATACCTGACAATACATCTTTTGAAGAATGTTGTATTAAGGCTATTTCTGAATTTGAAGATATGAAGAATTGTCAAGAATAATCTTCATATAATCTAAAAACCCTTTGGCTTCTAAAACGGATAAGTTATGTTGGGCAATTAATGCTTTCGTGTCAGCAATCAATTCGCTTATATCTTGTCCGTTGTAGTGAAGCTTTTCATAGAAGCAACTTCCCTCTATCGTTTTTGTCATTTCATTTTGGATAGCTTTTCTTGTGACTTCTGCCATTCTTACTCCTTTCTGTCATTGTTACATTCCTTATCACTTTTTTCTGCCATATTCTCGACCTTGCCAAGAATATAACCCTTGTCAAAATCTGACATCTTAGGAATTGCTTCTTTTAACTTCTCAACTACTTCTTTTTCCTTTTCACTCATTCAATTCACTTCCTTTCTGTGATATAATCCTCTTATTCTAAATAGGAAAAGAGGTGAAAAATATGGATAGCAAGCAACTTGCTGACCGATACGCTATTGCTAAGTTGTTGGGTTATCAAGACAGTGTTGAACAATTCAAAATTGAGTACCGCAAATACTATGATGAATTTATGTCTACTATTGATAACAAACCAGCTAAGGTAGAAGTTATATCTAATCCTTTTCGTTAAAGCTTTATAGCGTTCAATGCGTTGGTGAGAGAATCGAGTATTTTACATTCACTTTGTAATGCTTCGTTTTTCTCACCATTTACCGCATTGTAGGCAAGTCCAAGCGCAAACCATTCAACATAATCTCTTAGTGTCCGTTCCTCATCATCTCCGCTTATAGAAAAAGGCCCTGTCATTTTTTCATCTCCTTTCTGTTCATTTGATGTACATACAATAGCACATTAAATATACATTGTCAATGCTTTTTGTTGACTTAATGTACATTTTATGTTATTATACTTTTCAAGAAAGGAGGAACTACTTATGAATGAGAGAATTAAAAAAATCAGAAATAGCTTGAATATAAGTCAAACTGATTTTGCTCAAAAACTATCTGTATCCCGTTCTGCTGTTTGTAAAATGGAAAGCGGAGAAAATTATCCGTCAGAACAGACTATAAAACTGATATGTAGGGAATTTTCCGTTAATGAAGATTGGTTACGGACAGGCGATGGCGAAATGTTTATAGAGAAATCCAAAGATGAACAGATTGCTGAAATGCTTGGAGATATTCAAAGAAGCGGTGAAGACAATTTCAGACATAGGCTTGTATCTGCGTTGTCTAAGCTAAATAAAGAAGATTGGGAAAGTTTGGAAAAACTGATTGACTTGATAAATGAGAGATAGTAAATTTGTTAAGCCGAGAATAAGCAAAGACCGAGAAAAAATCTCGGTCTTTTTCTTTTACCTTAAAAGTGTTTTAATGTAGCTGTATATTGTTTTTAGCCAATGATTATTATTACAATTATTGATTAGTTCAATTATCTTCTGTTTATATTCCTCATTCTCCATATATCCCCCTTATTGCACGATATAACGCTGGTAGCGATGGTGTTATTATAGAACATTTGTTCTTGCATGTCAACCTACCCCCAGTAGATTAACAGTTTTCAGCGGTGACACTGCCAACGCCAATCAAACAGTGCCACCTAGCCGAAACTTGAAGATTCTGTCCGAACTCTCTCGGACAATTATTATTATAAATACTGATAATGTAAAAATCAACTTAAAGATATCGCAAGTTTCGACAACATTCGACAAATTATGCATAGTGTGATATGATTAGTAAAATTAAATTTAGGGGGATTCGCCTATGAAAAAGAGAATTGTAAGCATTATGCTTGTTATGTGCTTATTAAGCCTTGTAGCGTGTCAGAATGGTGCTTCTGATAATAATGTTGAAAGTACCAGTGAAGTTCAGACAGAACAAGAAACATTATTATCAAGAGATAAGAGCGTATATCCTGATGATATAACTGTTGAAATGCTCAAGCGTACACCTAATAAGTATATTGATAAAGAATTCAAGTTGACAGGCAATATTTTAGCGGAATTAAAATATGATGGGGAAGTCGAAGATAAAGACGGAAATACGCATACTGGTGAAGAATCCAGTGAATATATTGCTTGCTATTATTTAGCTGTTGATGGCAATAATGATGATACTGTTGTTTTGACATATTATAGAGACGATTTTGACTATAATTTGCTTGTTGGCGACAATGTGACAATGTATGGAACACTTCTTGAGGGTGGAATGGAATTTAAGAAAACAAACGGAACAATAACAACCATTCCTGCTGTTATAGCTGTTATGATAGATTTGAATAATTAAAATATTACCGGGAGCATTGCACTCCCGGTATTTTTATTAAGGTTAGACTAATTCACAATCAGCTACATTGACCGCTGCGAATAATTCTCCGCCATGTACAAGCACAACTCTGTCTCCACTTCTTTCTGATACTGTATACTCGTCAAACCAAGCCTTAATAGGTGTGCCATCATAATCAGTATCGCCGACAAATCTTACAGTACTACCCTCTTCAATATCTTCACTGAATGGGATATCTGTAGGTGCATCATCAAAACTTATACCGCCGACAAATTCAAGGTTAGCAATATTGACAGCGGCTGTGATTGTTGTACCGATACCTATAACAATTCTGTCTCCGTCCTCTTCAATTACATCATATTCATCATAATATACCGCAAATCTTGCACCGTCATAATCAATGTTATCAAGCACTCTGACTTTCTTGCCGTCACCGTGGTTTACTGTATCTGTGTTGACATCATTTTCATTGTCATAAATGCACTTAACAAGACTGATGTTATCCTCATCAATAGCAGCAGTAGTTACGCCGTCAACCCCGATAACAACTCTTCTGCCACTAGCCGATAAGACACTGTACTCATCATAGTAAGTGCTAAATGGCTCGCCATTATCGTACTGGATAGCGTTAATAACCTTAACTGTATCGCCTTTATGATACTTAGTGTCTGGTACTGGCTCATAGTCTGGCACTGTGATTTCTTCAACGACATGGTCTGTGCAATAATCAGTGTAACAATAGTTCTGGTCTACTGTCTGTCCGTTAATCTGTGTGTCTCTAAGATAATTAACACTTCCGCCAAACTGCCACATATCATAATCAGCAGCAATTCTAGGTTCTGCATCTGAATACTTTGCTACCCAAACGGCATAACCAGCTTCTTTTACTCTTGAAATATCTACATAATTGTTAATACAGTTCTCATATGAGTATAAGCCGACATTCTTATATCCTGCATTTCTCATTTCATCAAGGAATGCCATAATAATGTCTGTAAGGTCGTTACCAGTAACCATGCCTGCTTCAACATCATAGAACACTGGGTAGCAGAATGATTTACCTGCTAAAAGCTGTGCAAAATATCGGGCTTCATTTACAGCTTCATCAGTGCTTAATGCGATACCAAAGAAATAGGCTCCTTTGTGGATTCCTGCACTTTCCAACTTGTTATAGCTGCTCTCAAACTCTCTATCTTCGTATAAGCCATCATCAGCACCACCTGCCTTGATAATGGCAAAATCTACACCCTCATTATCCTTTGCGCCTTTGAAATCAAAGTCTCCCTGCCACCTTGATGTGTCAATTCCGAATAATTTACTCATGAATTTACCTCCTAAATTTAGAAAAATGTGTATCAAAAAAGCACCCCAGTGTTTCCGCTGGGGTGCTTGATTGCGAATATTATATTGTTAATGTTATGCGGCACTGCCAACCTTACTAATTGCTCATTCCGCGACTAAACTGCAATAATATTAAATGCACCGGTGCAATTACTAAGGCAGTATCTGAAACTTAACTAAATATAAGTGAGCCTGTAATATAATCACCCTTTTGGAATTCGCTTGTTGCCCATGCGCCTTTCTTTCCATCTTTTGTATAATATCGAGCAAAAGCATAATGTTGACTTGCAGAGCTATATAATAATGTTGTTCCATAGCCTATCAACTTTGCTCGAACTACACCTGTGGCATCATAAGGAATATAATTGCTTTCCAATATTTTATTAAAGTTAGTAATACCCATATTTTCAAGAACTGTTTCTATGTCATAATATCCTGTAAAATTATTCTGTGTAGAATCTTGTGTTTCAATTTTGGAGGCATAGTATAAAATCCCTGTTTTGGTAGATTTATTATAATAGCAATAATTATAGCCATAACCTTCAAGAGTACCATTTATACTTGCAATATTTTTGCAAAAAGAGTTTTTAACGCCAATATTGCTGTTTAATTGTGTAATCTCGTCACGAAGATTGCTAATCATATCATTGTTATTCTTAATACCTGCGTCCATTACATTTAAGTTTGCCGCACTAAGTGGAGTACTTTTATTTGGCGATTGTTGCCAGTTTACACGGCTATACGAAAGGAATCCTGTCAAGCTCATAATTTACCTCCTAAAAAATAAGAGTGCAGGCTTAAACCCACACTCTCTGATGATTTACTCTGTTACTGTTCCTACTGCGTTTATCGTATCTGAATCAATTGTCTGCTGTTCACTCTTTAGCAGCTTATTGACTTCTGATTTAAAATTCTCATAATCATTATCACATTGTGTCTGATTTGCAAGGTATAATTCCTTGTTAGTAATTGTCTGACTAATTGTCAGTGAACCAGTTTCCGGCACAGCCGCATACATTGTCATGGCTGATTGACCGTTAATCACAGATGTTCCACTTAAATTTGTTGCTTTCGTTATACTTAACATATTCTTACCTCTCTTTCTAATTGCTCCATGTACCTGAATCCCAGTCCCATGAAGCTACCACTGTATTGTCTACATATATCCTTAGTATTCTATCACTCCATGTAAATGATATTGGGTTATCCATACACAATACTGGATTGCCATACATATCTCGCGGATTATTATATATTTGTATATTAGATATCGGACACATCATAAGCACTGACGAAGCCACTTTTAGTTCATTTGCATATATCTCATTTGATTTGATAGATTGTGCGTTCAGTGCGTAATCACTGTCCGTTGAATAATTGCTATTTCCACCATCAATTGTCATATAAGATAAATATGCGTCTCTGGATTTAACGCTGTCCGTTTTTAAGCCATTAATTCCAATATATGTCTCTCTTTTCATACCCCACATATCTGTACTAGATATATTAATTACTTTATCTAAATTAGCAGGGTCTATATTGGCAGTTACATTTGACAGTTGTGCAATTGCTGATGTCGTATTATTATATGTCTCTAATCCTAAGTAAAATCTTTTAGCTTTGACAAAGTCAAATAAGTCAATTGTTCCATCTCCATTGAAATCATACAGGCTTTTACTCAAACTGCTTGTTGTCCCTGCTTTAATTGCACCACTTATTGTATTAATCACATTGATGTCTGGTGGAATATATGCTTGAACCGTTGATGATAACTTATTTTGCTCAATGCTCCAATTTCCTATTGTTCCAGCCTTAAATGTTGCTCTTCCATCTGCTGAAATAGTTGTATTAGTAGATGTAAGTGTGAACAGATTACCATTGATATTAACAGACTTATTACCGGTTATATTAATTGTTCCACTTGCATTAAGTGTTATATCGTCTGCAATTGCTTCAATTGCAGATTTGAGTTCTCCTGTCGTTGGGTCTTTCTTAATATAAAGGTCAAGACTTGCTGTTGTAGCATAACCTTCAAGGCTCTTCTTTGTAGCGTAATTATTAGAGACTTCCAACTTTATACTATTGCTTTCCTTGGTTATTGCCTGTGTAATAGCATTATTAACTTGTACAGTGGTGCTATAATTGTCTCTTATATCAATCTGTGTCTTACTTAATTCAGAACTGATTGTATTAAGGTTCACCTTTAACGCGGCATTTTGATTAAGAAGATAAGCGATTTCGGTTGAAGATATTTCTTTCCAACCGTGCGTTCCGTCTATTTTTTTAATCCAACGCCACGCTCTGTTCTGCGCTTCCCAATACGCTATAATGCCTACATAATTATCATATTCTGCTTCTGTGTATTCCCATGTGCTATCACTAGGGTATCTATCATCGCTTGGATATATAGGTACACTCCACTCATTAGCTGGATAATTATCCTTAGTCGGCTCGTATGTCACCTGATATACCTTGAAATCATCGTTGAGTTGCTTGTAAACATCTCCTATTTGCACACCGAAGCTATCAAGCGTACTTGTAACTGTATTGAATTTGCTTTCGATGGATTCTCCATTACGAATATCAGTCCACCATAGCTTCTGGTCAATGAAATCTTTGGATTGCTTAATGGCCGAACCCCATAATGTAGAATTGCCGCCAACGGTTGTCTGAATACTCTTAAATACGCTATCAAGGGTTTGCTGTTCACTATCAACATATACCTTCGTTGAATTAAGCGTGTGTGAACCATCATTGTTGATAACATTGAACAGCGATTCTATATTTAACTTGCTTGCGGCAATATCAGCATTATCCTTAACCATATCATCACGGATAACTTGTCGTTGAATACCTTTGTCTGTTAATCCAATAGCGTCAAACATCAAATTGCCTGATTTATCCCAGATATACATGTTGTAATCTGAATTAGCGTCTTTACCTATCTGAACCCTAACCCTATTGCTGTCAGATATTTGAATTGTATTGTCTTTCCACTGTGACTTGCCATCTTCGCTGTGAACAAGTACATTAGTAGTATTAATGTCAAGTGCTGTGATTTTGCTTGCGTCAAGACTATCAATCATTGCTGACTTAATCTGCGCTTCTCCCAAAACAGCAATAACAGAATTAGAGAAATCCGTTGTTATTGTTGTTCCTGTTGCTGAACCGAATATTAATGTCTTGATATCAGCTACACTTGCGTCAAGTATGCCAACTTTCTCATAGTCTACTTTAAGATTTGCAATATCCGCATTAACAGCCTTAAGGCTTTCCACATTAGCATTGATGATATCTGCATATGTTGCATCTAGTTTATTTGTTTTAAGGTTGTCAATATTAGCATTAACAGCCTTTAAGGTTTCAATGCTTGCGTATCTGATATCAGCTTCATCAACAGATAGTTTATTAATAAGCGCTTTATTTACAAGTATCAAGTCAGCATAGTACCGTTCCATCTGCTTAGTAATAGGTCCAGAAGCAACGCTTGTATTCTCCGTGTCAGATTGACCTATAGATGTAACAGTATCCATAAGTCCGCCGTCACATTCGTGTGTAATCTGCATTATAGGCACTTTGTAATCAACGCCACTCTTGTTGACAGTTATAATGTCGCCGACTTCTAATCGGTAATCACCGACAAACTTAACTGTAAGCGGTCTAAATGTAAAACCACCTATCTTTTTATAGACTTCATCAAGAATTGCCTGCGTCATAAATGGATTGGCAAAACTAAGTCCTGTTGCTCCGTCGCCGGCAGTAATCTGACTTTGTTCTGTAGAACCGCTTTTAGTATTGTTGCAAGTCAGCTTCTGTATAATAAAATCTTTACTCGTTGTGAATGTAACGCCTTGCTGATAATACTTATGTCCATCAAGTACATAACCGCTATCTTTATACCACCTTAATTCAAGGTTTCCGTCAGAATTAATCACCGCATTACAGCCTTGTAGCATAGCCATATAGCCAATAATTTCTCTATAGGTGTAACCCTCTGGCTTATCACTAATAGTGTGTTCTGTAGCTATATTCGTTGCTAAAGATATGCCTAACTTGCCACATATCTCATTAAGAATAGCTTTATCTGTGCTAGGAAATGCCATGTCCGAGAAGTAAGGCATGTCAGCCTTATACATTCTGTCGTATGCTTCATAACTTGTGTATTCTCCGTCACTTGTCTGCTTAGTAACTGTAAATATCCCCAACTTAATATAGTTAATTTCTGTGCCAACTTTAACACCCTCAAATATGGTAATCTCCTTATTTTCAAGGCTTATTGTTGGCATATAAATAGAAAAGGTAACACCGCTACTGCAAGTGTTACCTATCGTAATTTCATTATTGGGATTTATCATGTTTTGAAACTTGAAATTGTTAAGTGTTTCGATATATTCCTTTCCTTTAACAACGTACTTAGAATAGTATCTTGCACTATTTCCCTTAACAATTTCCGTCATAGCTGTGTCTAATATCTTCATTCTACACCGCCTTTATTGATTAATTAATGGCTTATCATAAATTCAATTGAGTATAATTTAGCTGGTGTAATTTCTTCGCATTTATCGAATGCGTCCATAGGAAGCATTGTCATGTCAGGCACTTCAATCTCTTGCTCATTGATTTCCTGCAATTCTTCCTGTAACTTCTTTAAGTTCTCTGATGTAACCTGATACTGATTATCGTTGATAACTGGATTGCCGCTGTCGTCCTTATCTGCATACTTGACCTTAGTATCTTCTATGGTCTGTAATGTTGCCTTGTACAGCTCTTCTAACGCCTTAATATTGCACATAACAGCCATAGCAATTCTGCCTGTGGTCTTGTCATGTGATATGTTGCTCAAACTCTGAAATCTGTCTATTAACTCACTTGTTTTAAGTTTCATGTGGAACTCTCCTTTATTTTTGAATTAAACTTAATTTTGCTCCGACTATTAGTCCATCCTCATTCTTTGCCCTTGTAAGGTACGGATATGTCACATCTCCCGTGTATATTGTCATTTCCTTTTGTGTGCCACCTAAGAATAAGACTTGTGCCGTTGGAAATGGGTTATCTACGTCGCTTACTACATTATCAAGCAATAGTGCTTGCTCACCTGTTAGTGGCGGTAATTGAAGTTCTACTTTGTCTTTGATATCCACGATTGTGCCTACCATTTCGCCGTAGTCATTTCTTCCTGTATTTTTAGACCATATCTTATTTCTGCTGTATGTGTAGCCGTTATATGCTACTGGGAATCTAACCCCCTCAATCACAACTGCGTCAATCAATCAAACCACCCCTTTCAAGGCATTAAAAAAGGAATGCACCATTTCTGATACATTCCTTAATATTTCTATTGCATTAATTCAATTAGTGTTATATAATATCTGTACTGCTTGTTTAAGCGGTATTGTTACTTTTGGCTGTCAGTTGTCGGGCTGGCAGCCTTTTGTTTACCAAAAAATCAGCCCACATCTGTTACACACAAACCTATGTTGTGAATAAGTTCCGCCCTGTTGCTTAATCTTCTCTTTCTTATTAACCAGTGTAAACAGTCTTAAAGGATTCAGATTAACAGTATATCTTGTTTTGGATTTCTGCGGTACAGTTGTTGTAATCTGCGTGTGAGAACAATCCCAACTACTACATCTTGGACAATATACCTCAGCCAATCCGTTTTCTGTTGCTCTGTATACACCTTTAAAGTTAGGATTTAGTGGGTGTTGAATTTGTGGTTGTCGGTTCTTCTTTACTCCTATTGCTTCTAACATTTCGTTTAGTTCTTTTTTCACTGACATACATATTTCCTCTATTGTAATTCTAATGTTAATTTCATAAGTTTTTTATTGTCTCCCAGTGGCGTTACTTCTAAATCAACATTACTTTTATCTTCTAGTATATATATCCTTGCAACTGTAATATTTGTACCTGTCTGTAATTCTCTTGCAATATTATTGTATTCGTCAATGTCAAAACTAACTAACGGATAGTCAAGTTCTTTGCCGTTCTGAAAACATGTAACATTATAATTATATGCAAAGGCTGTGTTATCTTCTGAATTGTTTGCAAAGTCAAAATAAACGGCAAGAACTTCTCTGCCATTGCTATCTGTAATTACATCATGCTTAAGATATTTAAGCGTTGTATTATCATATGTAACTGTATCTGTGTTCTGTTCTGTTGTAGCAGCTTGTTTAGTAACATTTATGCCGTCTGCATTGTTATTATTTCCATTTCTGTCAATTACTACTATTAACATTAATATCGAAAATATAATTGCAAAATAAGAACCTAAATGCCTTTGTGATCTATTCCCTTTGCTTTTAGTCAAATCCACAATAGCTAATATAAGTGCTACTGGAATTGTAAAAGTAAAAAGTGCCATAACCGCTGCCACTATGCTAAGTTTACTATCTTTCTTTTTCTGTTTCTTATCTCCCATATTGCGTTACCCCTTTGCTTTTTATATATAGTAAAAGAATAACACAATACTTTTATCTTATCAATACGGAAAGGCTGCTTGACCTGTCATATTTGTATAACTGTTGGCTTTGTCTTGCACCATTGTAAACAGCTTATCTGCGTCGCCTTGTAATGTTATGTTTACATTGTTGTTAGCTTCTGACATAGCTGCTACAACTGCATTGTAAACCGCTGGATAAACTGCATTAGCAATACCTTGTGTAATTTCCTGTTGGTTAGCTACCGCTGTTCTTCCGTCCATAGTACCAACCATTTCGGGTCCAACTTCGTTTGCGACAAACAATTGTCCTTTGCCTGGGAATCCGCCGTTTGCATACCAATCAATACTGACTTTTGGCACTTTAGGCGGTGCAAGACTAAATTCTCCGTCAATTTTAAAGTGTGGTGTATCAATGTGTGGAAATTCAAGTCCTAAATCATTCCACCACTGCTTAAAGCTGTTCCAAGCGTTCTGTATCTTAGCTTTAAAATCTTCGATAGCCACAGAAATGCGCTGAAGTGCTGGTTTGCTATCCCACCAATTCACAACATCATCCCACTTCCCTTGAATACCTTTTTTTATTCCGTCAGCCAAGTTTTCCCATTTTTCCTTAGTAAACCACGGTCTCACATCATTGCTCCACCAAGAAACAATTGCGAGACTATTCCACCAACCAACGATTGAGTCCCACTTTTCTTGTATTCCTAATTTCATTCCATCAACAGCGTCAACCCATGTTTCTTTTTCAAACCATGGTGCAACATTATTATTCCACCAACCTACAATAGCTGTATTGCCCCACCAGTTTGAAAAGCTATTCCATTTTTCACTTAAAGATGTTTTTATGTTGTCTCCAAGTTCTCCCCATTTCTCCTTAGTAAACCACGGTGCAACACTTGTAGTCCACCAATTTGCTATATCATCTTTATGTCCGAATGTGATAGTTTCTATCACTCCGTCAATAAAGCTAGGTAAATCTTCAAATGGTGCTTTTATAAGATATGCTAATTGGTCGAACATTGACATATCTATTTTCTCGCCTGTTAATTTTTCATTGAGCCAATTACCTAAATTAAATCCAGCAATAGCAGCTACTATTCCACCTACTATTCCTGCGCCTATAGTTAAACCTATTTCTGTTGCTGTTCCTGCTCCTATAATAGTGCCTATATCTGTTGTAAGTAATCCACCTATTCCTGATATTATACTGCCTGTTCCGAACGATTTTAAAGCACCTTTAATACTTGTTCCTATTACTGTAACAAGTTTCTTTTTCAAAACACTTCCTAAGCCTGTAAATTTCAATGCCGCTATAGCCGTTATTAAGGTCGTTTCAATTGGTGCTGCCGTAAATGAACCACTCCATAATTCGATAGCTGCTTTAATGGCTTGCCATAACACATTGCCAAGGCTTGAAAATATTTCAAGCCAATTAAGTCCAGCTAAATACTCTCCTATATTATGTCCAGTTGTATACCAAGGAACATCATCTATAGCCTTTGCAAACCAATTAAAAATTCCTGCCACGAGGTTAGATGTATCTTGTCCTGCTGCATAAAAATCCCCAATTGCAAAATCTTTAAATATCTTCCTAACAGGTTCTAGTGCCTTATCTATCTTATCAGCCCAAGCAACCGCCGAATTTTCCATATTGGCAAATGCTTTATTCCATGCCGCTTCATAATCAGCCGCCGCCTTAGTAATATCGTCTGTCAAATCAATAGTGCTACCGCCGCCGCCACTTGAACCCTTGCTTGAGCTTGTATCATCCTGTAATTTATTAATTTCATCAAATCCCATAAGAGATAATGTAGCTTTCTTAGCTGAATCAGCTACATCTTTGTAGCCGTCTGAAATATCTTCTAAGCCATCTGATGTGTCTTTATAACCACTTTGTCCGAAGCTCTCAAAGTCAATCTTAACGCCCATTAAAGAAGCAAGGTTGACTAATAATCTTTTGATTGCAATAGTTACTCCGTTTACTATTGGCATAACCTTTGAAAGAATCGGGATAAATAGCTGTCCTGCTACCATTCCTACCTCTTTCATATTGTTACTGAACTGGCGTAACATGTTTGCTGGGCTGTTAATCGTATTAGCTAAATCGCCCCAAGATACTTTACTTTGGTCTAATATTGCTAACACTCTTAACTGTTGTTTTTCCATCTGTGTCATTTCTGATACAGACTTAGAAATACCTAAGTTATAAGCATATGTCGCTAATGTAGCATTAGTAATATCAATACCATATTTATACAATGCCCTTGATTGACCGATTAAGCCGCTTTGTAAGTTCTGTGCTACTGTTGAATAGTCCACGTTAAAAAGTGAGCTTATATCGCCTGCAAGCATTGTCATTGACTTTGTTATTGCCGTTGTTGCTTCGCCTGTCTGTCCTAATGAGTTAGTGACAGAAGCTAACTGTGAAGCGTACTGCGTTATCTCTTGTATATTAAGTCCTAAGTTCTTTGTTCCACTTTCTTCAAGCAATCCACCTTGAACATTAACTTTTAAGCCAGATAACTTTCCAAGAGTATCATTTACTCTACTTTTAAAACTTTCTGCGTATGCTGTTGCGTTATCATATCCGTACTTTTCATAGTCTTTATCCCATTCTGAACCAATCTTGCCAAATGCTACCGCTTGATAGTTGAACGCTTCAATGTAATCTGTTGTTGACTTGATGGCTTCTATAAGTTTCTTACTGCCACGAATTACCATAAAATAAGTGGCATAAAACTTACCTATCGCACTTGCCAAGTTCCAACTGCTTCTAGTTGCTGTCCTAACACTTGTAGAAACGCCATACAGCGACTTTTGAAGTGAGTTTGAAGAAGTGCCCACCTTGCTACCTTGACTAGCAAGATTAGCCAATGCGTTAGTCATTTGAATAACATTCTGGCTTACAGTTGGTGCTCTTGATAGCGTTGTCATTAAGCCATTTAAAGCATTGCCTAGCTTTGGAATGTTTACAACGGCATTTTCTATACTCTTACTGCCTAGCTTACCAAGTGACTTTGCAAATTCTGTGACCTGTGTTGCATTTTGCGGAATAGCTGATATGCTTGCAACTGCCTTTGTGACAGCTTGAAGTGATGTAGCTGTGTTAGTTAGTGCAACCGAATCAACAGAACCTATCTTTGTGATGTTCTTAGCAAGTCTTGTAAAATCTGCTGTTCCTGCGTTCATGTTCTGCATAGCTGAACCTAACTGATTAACACCACTCGCAAGGCTGTTTAGTGATGAATCATTCACAGTTGCAAGTGATGTTGACAGCCTTGTAAGCTGATTTATCAGTTTATCGACGGAATTGATAGCTTTAGTGGCAGTACCGGTAATTTTGACTTCTAAACTGTCTAATTCCACGCTTTAACCCCCTTTTATAGGATTGTTGGCGGTAGCCCTCTCTTTTCAGTCTGTGCCGCCCATTTTTGCTCATTGAGTAACATCAGCTGTAACTCTTTATCGTTGGTATCTTTTTTGCTTTCTTCTGTTTTTTCTGATAAAATAGCTTGTTTAGGATATTCAAGGTGTACATCTTTATTAAATGCCGCACCTATTCCGCAAGAAATAGCTGGAATTGCGTAAACTAAAAACCAGTTATACATTTCTGAATCACGATTTTGTCTATCAATCTTTTTGCCTTTTGCGTATAGTAATAATTTTGTAGGTGTCATTTTAAGAAAATCTGAATAACTAATACCTAGTGAACTGGCTAAGACAAAGTATTCTTCCCAGATTATTTTGTGCCAGTTGATTTCTGCTTGTGGTCCTGTGGAACTACTGTCGGCTTCTTCTGTTCCTGTGTTGCTTCTTCCACATTGTTCGCCATCTCCTCTAGCATCGCTGTTATTCCCGACAGCTCGAAAAAACCATCATCTTCCATCGCTTTCTTGATTTCTTCAAACAATGTTCTATATCCGTAACTTTTATCTGTCTTTCTCTTCTCTGTAATATATGCCCTAGTGAGTTCCTTTGCTTCATCCATTGTTACTGTGTTATTGTCAATACAGCCTGCATAAATGGCTAAAATGCAAATCTCTGGCACATCTGCTGTCATATTTGCTAGCCCATCAAAAGAAGCCTGTGCAACACTTTTATCTGTCTGTGCAAGTAAGTAAGAACCATTAACGACAGAAAACATTTTCTGCACTATCTCTTTACACTCTGCCGCACCAAAAGAGAACTCAACTTTGTATTCTTTTCCGTTTACATTAATATTCATCATAATTTTTACCCTTTCCCACCCTATCACCATATAGGGAAAGGTGCGGATTTTACACCGCACCTACCTTTTAAAATAATTATTCTGTTACATCATCAAGATATGATGTGTAGTCGGCTGTTTTGGCGTTTGTGCCACCAATCGACACAGCCTTTGATTTAGTCGATTGGCTTATCATTCCCCCACCTTTGTTACTGTGAATGTGCCACCAGCACCTTCGACAACTTGAAGCTTGTCTGTGCATTCGATAGGTGAAGTGTTAGGAACTGCTGTTACTGTCATTTCAAGTACTGAATCAGTACCAGAAACATCATTAGGTGTTGCTGTTGCCTGTCCGACAAATGCGTACTTAGCAACCGCACCTAATCCGTCAGAACCATATAACTGAATAATATCTAACTGCTTGCCCTCTGCCTTGATTAAGTCCTGTAAATAAGCCTTTTCAAGATTTCCTGTGTAAGTCTTAGCGTCAGATGTTTTGATACCCATTAAGAATGTCTGTGAATCATCTTCAAATGTTGTGCTTTCAACTGTGTTAGGTGCTGATACTGGTGCTGAAATTGACTTAGCCGCAACCATTAACTTATATGAGCCTGCAAAGCCATCTTCGCTATGCTCCTTGTAGATAACTCTAGCTTTATAACTTGTACTTGCCATTGCCTTGTCTACCTCCTAAAAATTTGCAAAAAAATAAGAGCATTTCTGCTCTTTGTTACATTAATCTGTCATTTGCCGCTATCATTCGTCTGAATCTAGCGGTACTCTTATGTACTTTGTTACTGATTGAGAACTCTGGCATTGCATTGCCCTGAAATCTCATTGTCTTAAATGTATCTGTAATTACTGCCATAACCTTGCGACAGTCAGACTTACTTGTGTTAGTGGTAACATCTACTTGAAATGTCGCTAATAATGCGTTAATTGTCTGTCCGTCAAGTGTTTGTCCTTGTTCTACTGCTGGCAGTAAATGAATGTATACTGTTGGGAATACTGCTTGACCGCTATTTTCCCCCTCATTGGTTATGACTATCTTTTGATATGTCTTTTTAAGCTGTGTTAGGGTTTTAGCCTTGACAAGTGCTGTGACTGTATTTTCAAGGTCTGTCGCCCAATCATTAGCGTTTGCCATTAACTAAACACCTCTCTTGCTATCTGCTTATACTGATTAATAATCTCTATTGTAGCGTTATACATAGGCATTGTAGCTTTAACGCCGTGCGTATAGTGCCATTGATTATCATTACCTAAGTAGTACCAACCGTCGCTGAATGCGTGGACTTGCCCCGGGTATGTTCCTACACCCAAGCCGAAATCATTAGCCTTTGGGTTCTCGTTGCCGCCGTTGTAATAAATACCAGCACCAAATTCAATCGCTAACAGCGTGTAAAATGGCTCTCTATCTTCTACCTCAATAGTTTTACCTGTAGCAATCAAAATAGCTTGGTAGCCATCTTGAATAGGTTTTTTGTCAACTCTCAATGTTACTGTCCTACCTAATGGACTTTCATTAACACTCATAATTGCCGCTTTGTCGCCTAATTCTGCTAATCGTTCAACAAGCAATCCGCATTTATACTGCAAACTCTGCTTATACTGTTGTAGCTGTCTGATAGCTTCATTTACGGACTTTTCAGATAATGATATATTAATTGTATGTCTTGCCATAAATACGCTCCTTAACTGCTTGCAAAACAGCTTGTCTTATGCTTTCATTTATTGGCTCTTGCGTAGATGGAACTGTCTTTCCTTTAAAGATAGAACCAACTAGCTGTTTATTTCTCTGATACTTCGTATTTACCACCTACTTTACAACTGCTTTAAGCATATACTTGGTTGAATATAATGCTGGTTTAATGCCTACAATGGTAAAGTCTGCCGATGTTTCATCAACAAGGCTGTCAGATGTGTATGTAGGCTTGCTATTAAGCCAGATAAGGTCGCCCTTTTGAATAGGTAGTGTATTCCTATCTGTCAGCAAAATAGCGTCAAAATCAGCGGTATCAAAGCCGTATTCCTTGCTTTGTGCTTCTCCACCGCTGAATGATATGTTTGCTTTGAAATCCGTAGGCTCTGAAAAGCCTGTTTTCTCTTCAAGGACTTTGGGTATCTTATTTCCCTCATCATCAAGATAAGGAATGAAATTACCCTCTGTGTCGGTATATCCCTCATAAAGGATATTGCCGTCATCATCTCTTTCATAGATAGTTACCGTCTGTCCTTGAAGTGAATACTTCATAGCCTGCTTATTAATGTCAAGCATTGTTTTTTACCTGCTTATAAATCTGATTAACGCCTGTGCTTGATAATCCGGACACAATTCCTACTGCGATTGCATTAAGAATGTCATTTGCCGGAAAGTCCGGTATTACATACATACCTATAATGCCTAAGATACCGCCTGCAACGCCTACGATTATAGGAATGTAATTATCCTTAATGTGAGGAATCGCCTTAGCTCCTAAGCCTATCAGATATGTAATTACAACGATTGCTACAACTGTTGTTACCGATGTTATATCCATTCTGCTATACCTCCTTATCTTCATTAAGTCGTGCTTCCAATCCGTCTATTCGGTGGTGTGCCGACTTTACACTTTCCTCAACCTTAATAATCCTGTTATCGTGAGAATTAAGTTCTTTTCTCATTTCTATAACTTCATTTTTTATCTCTGTTGTGTTGCCTGATATTGTGTCAAGTTTCATATTTATGCGTGTATTTTCCTTTACACGCTCTGTAAGTTCTGCATTGTCAGACTTTTTGTTGTTCTTAAGATTAAATCCCAACGTAAACAGTCCGAAAAAGACGGAAAAAGCAACTGAAATAATGCTTATAATTACTGCTATTGGCATTGATATACCGCCTTTCATAATTAATAATGGCACACCGCCCACCACCCTTAATGTGTGCCGCCTGCTACCGTATTGGTAACGCACAATCTTCTATAAAACCTTAGCAAAAGGAAATACCCCAACAAATAAGCTGTCTCTATCTCTCCAAGTTCTGTTGACACCGCCCTCATTCATACTCGCCATGTAGTTCTCACCAGCTTGTGAATGGTCATACACAGCCAGATTAACAATAACACTCTCAAATTTCTTCAAGTCCTCGGTTATCATTTCATTTGTGTAGCTGTCGGGGTAATTTCTTCTTGCCTTTACATCTTCTGTAGCCTGTTTAATAAGCTGTTCGATTATTGGATTATCTTCTTTGTTATCGAACACTACCACATCAGATGTTGTTTCATCATCATTTGTGACTGTATCAATATGAAATTGTTTAAGTCTGATTTTAGTTTGCTCCAATGCGGTGTATTCCATAATTTCAGCTCCTATAATCCTAATTTCTCAATTAACAGTTCTTTAAGTTCTGCTCCTGTAAGCTCCATTGCGTTCTCAATACCTTGTTCTAAGGCAAGTGTCTGTAAGTCTGCTGTTGGCATACGCTTAATAGCTGTCTTTGTGTAATCGCTTGTAGGTTGAACAGGGAATTTGTCCTGCTCTTCCTCATACTTAAGCTCATCTCCATAAACAGCTTCCTGTCTTACATTATCTGCTGTTACTTCTTCGCTCTGCTTTGCGGCGTTGATTTTATGTCGTCTTAATAACATATAAACACCTCTTACTTTCCGAACTTAGCAAGAACAACCTTTGAATCGTTGCTTAAGACTGCTGTATAGTGTTCATCGCCAGAGATAACAGTTGTCTTTGCAAGAATATCTCTGTCTGATTCAATCTCAACGCTTCTCTTCATATAGATTGTAAGCGCGTTCTCTTCCTCTGATACGCCATCTGCACCTGTGTCCTCGTTAGGGTCTTCTGCTGATACGATAACAATAGGACAAGCGTAGAACTCTGTTGTAACAGTTTTTAACTTGCTACCTACCTTGATTTCCTTACCCTTTGGCTTAAGCGTATGTGCAAGTGCTGTGTCAAGGTGAACATTAGTTGCATCCTCGCTTGTTGTATCAACTACAACATTGATTGTTCCTGTTGAATCATCAAGCTCATACTTAACTAACTTAACTTTCTTAGACTTAACAACCTGCGCTCCTGCAATAGAACCGATAGTGCCATTCATAATTACATTAAGTGGGTACTTGTCATTGCTCTTAAAATCATCGTCATTAAGTAATGTTGTTTCCTGCGCCGGATTAATGAACAATATCTTTGTAAGTGATGAATCAGATTCATCATCAAACTTGCTATTAGCCGCTACAACTGCTGAATAGCTGATAGGTGCTGCTGTTCCATCGTAATCAATAGGTGCTGTGCAAAGTGCGTCATAGCTGTCATTATCAACCTTTGCAGCGATTGACATAGCAATCTGATTGATAGCTGTACCAAGTGGGTCGCCATAACCAGATAACACTGATTCATCTGTAAGTTCTACTGCCTTACCTGCTTTCTTAACCTTTGCTTCTGTTGTAGATGTTGTAAGTACTGTTGTACCCATAGCAACACCTTCTGCTACATCTTCTGCGTCACCAATATAAGCATACTTTGGCACAACGATTGTGCTTCCCGGTCTGCCTACAAGTGTTGTATCAACTCTTGCGATAGGTGAGAACTTAATCTTCTTTGGCAACTTAGCTGATACCATATCAGCCATCACCTGTGGGTCTACTAAATTTGCTAACTTAGTCTGTGGCATAGTTTATTTACCTCCATTTTCTACTCTGTGAACTTCTTATAAAGTTCTGGATTCTTATTTTTGAACTCCACTCTTTCGTGGTAATTCATCTTGTTAAACTGTTCCTGTGTTATCGTGCTTTCTTCTCCACCGCCTGCGTTAATAGCCGGTCTTGATTTAAGCCACTCTGCCTTAGCTTCTTTAACCTGTCTTTGCACTTCATTGGCAATTACAGTTGCTATAAGGCTATGGTCTGCGTCTGCAACTGCCTCAATCAAAGAATCAATATCCTTTCCATCGCCTATAACTTTCTGATAAGCATTGACAGCTTTCATATGATTAAGCTCTTTGCTCATGTTCTCGAACTTTTCAGCCTGCAACTTTTCAGCTTCCGCCTTCGCTTCTGCCTCCTGTTCTTCTGCTGTTTGCTTTGAGCGAAGTTCTTTCTTGTACTTAGCTGCTTCTGAACTGGCTTTATCAGAAGCGTTCTTATACTTCTCTTTTTCAGCTCTTTCACTAGCAAGCTGTGCCATAAGTTCTTCTACGCTAGGTGTCTGTTCTTCGTTCTGTGGCTCATTATTAGTTGTTGGTTCTGTTGTTGTGTTAGTTACATCTGCCATAATTTCTTTACCTCTGCTTTCTGCGTTTTTTGTTGTTCTCTCAACTTCTTGCGATATTTGTATTGCCCTTTCTCTAGGGCATATAAAAAGCCACAAGGTATTTCTACCCTGTGGCTCAATATCAATTTATTTATCTGTTCTGCTCTTATCTATAACTGGACTATTTTCTGTCTGGTCTGATAAGTCTTGCATTGTGCGGTCTTTGTTAGGCGATTGTTCGCCATCTCCGCCCTCTGCTTGATTCTGTGTGTCTTTGTTAATTATGCTGTCTTGATATGCCTTAACCATTTCTCCGCTTCTTGCTACAACATCGTTAGGGTCATCAAAAAATGGAATTGCATCAACTGTATCTTTAAGACTAAATCCGTGGCTTATCAATGTCGCCATAGCGTTAACCTTAGTTGACATTTCATAAGTTTTTTGTCGCTTAATGTTAGGCTTTACATCTCTTGCCCTTAATTTAAGTAATGGATTACTGCTATTAACATTGTTTGACAGCTTAATAGCCGCAAGAACAACTTTTATTTCTTCCATTTTACAGCCATCAGTAATTAATTGCTGTTTTGCCGCCGCTGTTTCAGCCTGTGACCAGCCTGTTGCATCTGACATTGCAACTCCTGTACTGCCACCGCTATTATCATTTCGTTGTGGAACATTGCATTTCTGCAAGATTATCTGTCGCCTTGATTGGATATTGTTAAGCATACCTGTGTAATCGTAATTAATTGCAAGTGGCTCAACTATTGGAGTTTTGCCATCTGCTGATGTGTAGGTCTGCATCCATTCTCCGGATTTTGGTTTCCTTACTTTTTTAGTGATATGTGGTGTTCCGTCTTTATCAACTGTTGTTTCCTGTTCAACCGGGAAATCAACATCATTTGTGTGCCATACTGCCTGTGTGTTCTGTTCGACATCATTGGTAAAATCTGAAATGAGTAGGTTTAAGTTATCCATTTCAGATATTTGCCGTTCAAAACAGCCCATTCTATCAAATGACCTTGTATATTCAATAATAGGAATTTTATGTAATGGATTCTCTTCCCCACTTCTCTCTAAAAATCCCCATTTTGTTTTTCCTTTTTCTGGTCCGTTTGTGATTTTTATCCCATCCGTAATTTCATAACGAATATCTTTTGTAAAACAGGTGTAATATCTTGCACCGCTATGTTTGTCTTTGATATAAGTGCCTGCAAGAATAACCCTCTTGTCACTATAAGCTGTTGACCTTACAACAAATGTTGTTCTTGGGTCTAATACATCATATGTGAAATAGCTTTCCCCATCCTCATATTCTGTATTTACATCAATAAGGACATATCCAACGCCACCGATTTCAACATATCTTGCAAGCTCCTGTTGCTTTTGTCTTGCGTTCTGTGATTCGTAACAACTGTTTAATTCTGCTATAGCTTCTGTGAAATTAGAATCCTCATTGTCGCCATTTTGAACTAGCGTTATAGGATTTCCCCACTTAAAACCTAAATTAAACTCTGTGACCTCATTAGCCACATTGTCACAGCACTCACAGTCAATGTCTGGTCTGTAAGTCTTTGGATTCTTCCTAACTATCGGCTGTATTCCTGCGTCATAATCAAGAAGAAACTGTATTCTGTTGGAATTAATATCATGTTCCAAAATTGCTTCACGCAAAATTGGTATTATATTGTCAGGTGTTATTTCTTTTGCGCCTGTATAAATAGCAATTCTTCCTGTCTGCATTATCTACACCTCTAATAAAATGTCATACCGCTTGAACTTCTGCTTTGTGGTATTTCCTTAATCTGAAAATCATCATCATCGTTAGGCACATACCATATCCATTTGTGGCAATGCTTGCACGCTAACTTATGTGTTCGTGGGTCTTTGCTGTCTGCCTTAGTTAAGAATTTGTGGCAGTTCGGACACATAATTGATTTATCTTTACTCATATAAAAATTCATATCTTTACCTCATTGCATAACAAAAGCACCGCCGCAATTAAGCAACGGTGCTTCTGATAAGGATGTGTTTATGAAGAAACATCTTTGTGACTTCTTACAGATATACTATACCACGCCGGCAATGTGACATTCTATGACATCTTTTACAAATATTCACTTCCATATTTGTCTTCAAAGGCTTGTAGTGCTTTAGCATGTATTCTATGTACCTGTCGCCAACACCAGCCTGTTTCATTTGCAATTTTTTCAAACGTGAATTTTCTGACATATCTTAGAAACAATACTGTATAATAATCTTCATTGTTTATCTGTTCTATCTGCTCTATTATTTTATTTTTTACATCAATGTATTTGTCTATAAGCTTGTCAAGGCTTTCTTCCATTTGTTCAAGTCTGACATATCCACAGCCTGTTTTGTCCGGATCTGATGATGACATAACTCTTTCTTCATTAACAACCGCTGATATGCTGTATGATAATTCTTTATACTGTGTTATTTCTATCAACTTATTATCAATTATCTTATTGTAATAGCCTATCTGGTTAAGATAATCCTTAGTTGTCATATAAACCCTCCTCTTATATCGGACTTGACATAATTATTGTCTTTTTTATTCTATTTCCTTTTGTCATTCTTAACGCAAAGTTTGAGAAAACATCTGGAACATCATCTAATTGTTTCTTACCAGATACCGAATACTGCTTTAATAATGACATCATCACTCCGTATGGCTCATTAGGCTTATAAAGTGACGAGTCTTTAAAAATAATATGTTGTAATATCCAGTTAGAACACTGAAAAATACGTGCTTCCTTATTTGTCTCTGTCGATACATCAGTGATGTTGCATATCCAGCCTACACTCTCAACTCTCTTATTAACTTCCATTGCAACTCTGTCACCGCCAGCATTGCGCTCAAATTCACACTCTTGCACTTTATTATTCACAAGCACTCCTGCGGCATTTCTGTATTGTTCTTCGTAATCTGCTGTGTTATTGCACACACAATCAACGCAGTAATAATCTTCTCCGTGTTTCTGCAATACAGGTAGTACAAAGTAATCCGTTCCTTTGCCCTTAGTATCGCATTGCGCTGTGATAATTTCCGGTTCTCCGTGTGGTAGATTAAGGTATCTGCGGATTTTATCGTCCGGGAATAATAAACCCTCACGTTCTATAGGGTCTTGTTTATACAGGCAGCGATATGAGATTTCATCCATAAGCAGCTGAATATCTTCAAAATCCTTTACTGTATAGCCACCAAATTCAAAGTCAAAATTACTTTCTCCTGTTACTGGGTCTACATCAGGTACGGATATTACTTTAACTCGTTTGTTTCCCTCATAAGCTTGTATAATACGTCCTATTACGTCTCTAACGCTCCACCTTGTAGCAATATGTATTTCTTTACATGGGTTTCCATCCTCGTTTGGTATCTTTCTTTGTCGTGCATCTACTGCATATTTATCCCACAATTTATCAAGATAGGTTGGGTTTAGTGCTTCTTCAATGCCTCCTATCATATCATCAACTAGCAGAAATTTATTAGCTCTGACTTTACCGGCATTTTTACTGCCGACGGATGTACATTGTACAGATTGAAACGGCTTATATTTTCCTACGTTGAACTGCTCTAACTTTGCGTTAGTGCTTGTAACTGTAAGATTGGGAAAGATTTCGTTCCATGCATATTCATCAGCGTTTGTGACAATATCATATACGCCATCATAGTACATTCGTGTAATGTCTCCGCTGTGTGAATAAAAAAGGTTATATCCGTTTGAGTACCAACCTATAACCGCAGAATGGAAAAACTTTTCGATTGTGGTTTTTCCTGTTCCGGGTGGGAGAGAAATACATAAAATATCATATTTATCATCAATCATACCTTGTAATGCTTCTATTAAGCCTATTTTGATAAACTGTTTTTTTCTCGGCATATAGAATCTTTCTTTAGGTTCACGTTTCTTTTCTATGTATCTAAAAAAACTGTCAACAACTTTGTGTTGTGCTTCAATCAGTAAAATATCGTAAAACCAATTAATCAGCTCATATTCCGTTTTATTTGCAAACGCATACTTTTCTAAATCCCATATCGTTCCGCCTGTTTTATCCTTACAGAAACGCTCTATAAGCTCTTTTGCCCTCTTAGTAAGTTGTAGTCCATACTCAATATCTTTCTCGCCGTTTATGGCTACACTGCAAGCGTCTACATAGGCATTAGTTACTTGCTCATCTATTCCATTTTTCTCTATGTAATTTTCATAACTTTGAACTGTTTCTTTAAGATATTTAGATGCCAAAAAAGAAGCACCTCGCTTTCTTCAGCAAAGGTGCTTATAGACCTCTGCCTATAATTTTTCTAGGTTAGCGACTAACTCCATTTGTTAGCCGGTAATGTTATTAAATTATTTGATAATTTCTTCTTCCAATTTCCCACTTATGAAAAACAGTAAATGTCATAAATAAAACTGTATCTCCGTTTTTCAGTTCAATAGATATTGGCAATCCTCTTCTGTCAATTTTTGATATATCATTTTGATTTTCTGACAAAAATTTATGTAATTCCCATTGCAATGCTCTTATGGTCTGTTCATTATGTACATATATCATCCTTACACAACACCTTTCTTGAAGCTTCGACACATTCTTTTCTCTCTTTGCCATTGGTGCATTCTTTGTCTGTGTTGTATCGGCAAAAAGTCAAATTACATTTTTTATTATTCGGTTCAATAGGCTCTTGCTTATAAAAACATTCATAAAATTTTTGCCTGTCTGCCTCGTTATCTGCCACAATAGCAAGTTCATCTTCTAAAGCAGAACAATCTATAGGCTTGCCATTTAAACCGCCTATTTTATGCGATTGTGCTTCTTTAAGTGCTTCACGCTCAATTGATTTAATTACTTCTGCCATGCTCATTCCCCATAAACCTCTCAAAATCTTTCCTGCACTTAGGGCATAAGTCAATTTGCTTTGTCTTTGTGCAATAGTATTCGTCCAATATAATACTGTCTATACCGTCTCTACTTATAACCGGCTCTATTCTCCCTTGTTCAATTTCTGCAAATATTTCTTTGAAACACATAGGTCTTTTTAAATTTACGGTTCTTAGATAAGGGAATATTCGGTTATACCATATTTTAGGCTTTTCTATTTCAGCACCGCACCTGTCGCAAGTGCGCCATTCTTTTTGATGTTTCATTTTCCCACCGCCTTAATATCCGCCATTAAATTCCGAAAGCCATTCTTTCAGCTCCACATGTGCCTTAGCAAAGCAAAGTTCCATGTCACCATCATTTTCATCGACAATTACTACATCTTCGCCATTACACCTAGCTTTAGGGTAATCATCAGCACAGCCTTTTTTATAAATCAAAATATTCCAATCACATATTTTGCTATAAGTAATTTCAAGATGCATTGGAAAGTCTTTTGCTTTATCGTCAAAAAATTTTAAAAATTCATTCATTCTCCCACCAACTTTCTACCGCACATAGGGCAATAATTGATTTCAAACTCCCCCTCTCCATATTCTTCACCGCTGTTGTCATAGCAAAGTTTATAATAATTGCCATAATTAGTTGATTCTATATATGCTCTGCCATATGTATAGCCATTTTCAATCTTCTTCTTTTTGCCATTGCAAAATTCACACATATCACTTCTTCCCCCATAAATTATCTGGCAATTCTTCGCCGCCATAAATCTTGTTAGCGTATTTCTTAAATGTCGGTACGCTACAACCTGCTACTTTTGCCGCCTTTACCTGTGAAGCCTGCCCTGATATGTATAAGTTAATTGCTTCATAAAACTTCTCTTTGTTTAGTGGGTGTACGCCCATAGCCATAATAATCACTCCTTGTCTGTTTTACATCATTTTCTGTATCATAATTGCCAATATACCTGTCAGTAAACATATTATTATCGACATTCCCTCTTTAACAGCTGTTGCAATAGATATATCTTCTCTCTCAATGTATTTGATATTGTAATAAACCCATATCAGTAACACTATGCCTAATATCAATTTCATAAACATTGTTCCTTTACATTTCTATAAATCTATTTGCCAGCTTGCCAAGATATTCAGCATTGGCAAAATGTGTTATTGAGTAGTTGGTGCTTTCTCTATGTTCTCTGATAAAGTGGTCATTAATCATTCTCTGTAAAACTGTAATGCCCTTATCGTCTGTTTCATATATAGCGTCAGCGTCGAAATGTCCGTGTTCTATATCTGTGATAGTTGATAGGACAAAACATACATTCTTTAATGTCTTATCTGTAAGTATTGGGTGTACTTTGTGGAAATAGATTTCATATAACTGCATATACATCTTAAATCCATCTTTAACACAATCACATATAGCTGAATTATCTATGCCGTTGTCACAGATGTTATTAAACCTATCAACCATATCTTTTTCTTTAAGCAACATTTCATCTCTTGTGACAGCTCTTGCCGTCGGTTTCTCTGAAAACGATGTATGTACCTCTCCATCAATGCTAATTGATGTATAGTCCTTATTAGTAATTTCTGGATTATAATCTCTGTTTAAGTAATCTATGTTAGTATTATCTGGTATTGCTTCGTCACTAGCTTGTGTTTGATTTTTCATTGGCTCATTATTGATTACGCACTCGTGCGTAATGGTTTTTTCATTTTCTGGAATTTCAATTTTATAATCGCTTAATGGATAACCATTCTTTTTAAGGTCTTTTGCAATATTTACAAGATTTACCCTATATTGTAATGTTCTATCCCACTTATATTTAGGGTTATTTCGTTTTGAGATATAACCCATATCCACCAATTCACTGATATATCTTCTTATCTGACTTGCAGATAAACCTAACATAACCTCATCAGCTAATTCCTCGGCGGTTTTATATATCCAACCATAGAAAAGCTCTCTTTCTTCTTCTCCATTGCTCTTTGCAATCTCATTTTCTTTCTTGATAAACTTATCGGCATCTGAAACTCTTTCAGACCAATAGATAAACTGATTGAGAATGATTGCTTTTCTATAATCGTTTGTTATTGATAACAAATCTTCTCTGATTACAGCTTTTTTAATTCTAACTTCTGCCATATTAAACACCATCCTTTCTACTGATTTTGTATAAAGAATGAAATTCATAATGACAATTAGGACATATCCTTACAATTTTTGTTCCACCCATTGATTTTGGTATTGGATAATGGTGTTCGTTTATAACATTGCAACCGCAACCACACCATTCGCATTTAAACTTACAATTATGTTTGTTTTTTAAAACAATTTCTTTTGCTTCTTCCGGTTTTATTTTATCTGCTGTTATATAGCCTTTATTGAGAAGAAACTCTAAAGACCTTTGTATTGTTTTTATCGAAAAGAATGGCAAATACCTCTTTTGAACAAAAGCTAAATCCTGTTTATTAAACAAATCAATGTTGTTTTCTTTTTTAGCCTTTTTGATTTCTGCATAGACTACTGAATTGTGTAATCCTATTTGTTCTGCTAATCCAATATCTACTTGCAGAGTGTTTTTTGAATTAAATAAATCTTTTGCTGTCATGAATTACCTCCTACGAAAGATAATAAGAGCGTTCCGCCTTGTTCGCTCAACTCTACGATTAACAATAACAACAAACAGGCAGTCGTAGTTCTGCTTTTCGCTCCGTCGAGCTAGTTTGTTGTAACCGGATAGACAGGACTTGAACCTGTGACTACTTGAATAAATCAAGCGTTACTCCCAACTGAACTACTATCCGTTTTCATTGCTATGGTGAGGATTTGCACCTCCACATGACACTTAAGACGAGTTATCTAAGTTGCAGATTTCAACTCATAAATCTACTGCAATACTGGCTACCTATTTCAGCACATAGCAACTTACTCACACCTCTTAACCTAGGATAAGTCCGCAAACAGCATTACGCACGCAGACCTAAGAAGTGCTTTCAAAACGCCGACATCGTGAATCGAACACGAACAACATTTCTGTTGGATAGCTTAGCAAGCTACTGGAATACCTTTATCCCATATCGGCAAATACCGCCTGTAACGGCTATCAAGGGAAAATGCAATAATATTTTGGGGGGATATTGTGGAAGAACCTTGATAAGTTGATTTTCACACCTCTGTATGAGGTAAGCCTTTCCGAGTGGTCTTGCACCACCCTTAACTGAATCTCCAAGAAAGTACATGAAAGGAGGACTACCCTGTAAAATGCAAAACAGTTTGATGGTAGTCTACGATAAAAGTAAGACGAACTACCTCAGTGGGATTCGAACCCACGCTAACGGAATCAAAGTCCGGTGCCTTACCGCTTGGCTATGAGGCATTGATATGGCTATTCTCGGTATATATTCGCCACAAACCGCAGTGTACTATCCTTTGTAGCCATTATGCTTTCATTGACCGACACGGCTATTCTGACAATTCTATGTATTTGTCAATGTACCACTTAGCTTTTTTAATATCCTCTAAGCCATTCTTGTTATTATGTCTGTAAATGTACTTAAAGGCATTGCATAAGCAAAAGTTCTTAACGGCTTCCTTGCCCTGTGTTTCCAACATAACATCTATACATTCAAAGCTGCCAGTCTCATAATGGCTCGGATGATTAACATTGTCTTTTACTGGCTTTTCATTGACGCTAGGTGCAACATCTTTAAGTGGGATAAAATTGTTATTTTCCCCACCACTTACAACGCAATCATTACATGGTCGCTGATTGAATAGTTTCAGCCTATTTTCACAATTAAGGCACATATTTATTATATTTCTTGATTTCATTAGACATCACCCGCCTGTCTGTGATTAGCTTTGTAAGTATCAAATCCCTCTGGATATCTTGCTTTCAGTTTATCAATGTTAATCTGCATGATTTCATCAAAACTGAACTCGAAAGAATCGCACATCAAAGCTAAGTACCAACATACATCGCTGATTTCGCGCTTTAGGTGTTCAGCATCTAACTGCTTTTCATGGAAAATCCATTTCTTAAGCATGTCGTTAAGTTCTCCAACCTCTCCAGATAAACCTAATGCAGCATTAAGAACACCGCCTAATTCAATCTCCGGCGTATCTTCACCGCGATTGCCAATCTTTAAACCATTAATCTTGTTCAGAAGCCTATCTGTAGACTTTTTATCGTTAGTACGCATCAAAGCCTGATACTCTGCTCCCTGCATTTCTAACTCCTAACTCTTTTTTATTTTTTGAAATTTTTTGGAATTTACTCGGCTGAATTAGCCGTTTTCTGATGTGTTTATTGAATATCTTGTGAATAATTAAGATGTGTCTATTATACACCTATTTATCAGATTTGTACAGTAGATTTAATTAATTATATTATATGGGTTATTATCAAAGCTATATATTAATAAATATAATGGTTATTGTATATAGTTTAATAAATTATTATTGGTTGGTTATGTATATATAAATATATATAATAAGCCTTTTTATCTTTGGGAATATTTGAGCGACTTAGTTGGGCGTGCAATGCGTGGATATATAACCCCCACGCCCTGCGTTTGTACATCTTGCACAATGAAATCAGCCAGAGCGGAGCCATTGCACAATAAATAATTATCACGCAATCGCTGTCAATCCGCTTGTTTACTGGCTTTGCCGTGCTTTTATCGTTCAAATGTTCTGTTTTATCACTTCGCTAAAGTCTAATTTAGCGAAGTGCTGTTATCGTGAACCAAACGGCTAGAAACCGCTTGTTTACTGGCTTTGCGGGATTTCTTGTACATCTTGCACAATGATTTCTTGTTGTGCATTTTGACGAATATTAGAGCCTTGAGCATCCCCAGATGATCCGAGCTGTGGAAGGTCTGCGGCTGTTTTAATGACCTTTGCGGTGCTTTCTCTGCTGACACCCGGCAAATTCCAAGCAAAGTGCCGGTTGAGTATCGCAAGGATTCCGACGGGGTTTTTGTTGCCGGTTGCGAGCTTGTTCGATAGACTTTCTTCACGAAAAATGCGCAGTTTTTGCACGATATCGAAGCCTTTTGTACTTAGTTTTCTCTCATCTGCTCCCCAGTCCATTAATGTATCGTAATTAATACCTGTCAATAAACTATATCCCATTATACTACATTCTTTATCATATACAGAACATAAATAATAATATATATATAATATATACTCTAATTTATCTAAATCATACATATAAAAATTACTATCCATTATGCAGCTAGTGTTATTTTTATTAATATTATTACTTAACTTTAATATACTTTTATCACTAAAGACATATTTATTAATATACATTAGGGCAGCATTCCATCTGCTTTGTGGCTCTTTGGTCATGTCTTCGATGTTGTGCTCTTCACAAAACTGCGACAAATAAAGCTCTATGTCATTCTGAAATACTTCGGGTGTGTCTGGTGTCTCCTGTACTTTCTCCATGTGTTCGTTCCCCTTTCTGCTGGATCTGCTCCAGCTAATTATATTATTAATACAAATAAAAACACCCAACAACTATTATATAATTATCGGGTGTAAATCTTATATATTTAATTATTAGCATAATAACACAATAAATATAATTAATCAATAGGCATTAAAAAAGCGATGTATAACAATATACACCGCCTAAATCATATTATCTTCTTTCTTTAATCGTCTACTATTTCAGCCGCTAAAACAGCTATTCGCTGCTTCATTTCTTCGGTTGAACAGGTTTCGTTGTAATAATCGCCAGATATAAGTGTATAGTCGTCAGTGCACTGTTCTTCAACATTCCAACCGCCGCCATATGCCAAACATAAATTTCCATTTAACATAATACCAAGGCTGTCAATCTCCATTTGTGATTTAACAAGCTTTGTAATATATTCTTTTAAATAACCATCATAAGGCGTTTTAATACTATTACTAGCTTTTTTATCCTTTAAGCCGCACCTTAATTTGATTATTTTTTTAAAGTCGTCTCTTTCCATCTTTTCCACCTTTTAACCTTTCTTAATTACTTTCTTTTTCACATTCAAAACCTAATAAAATATCGCTTGCCAGCTCTTCGCTTATTTCCTCTTCTGCGATTGGCTTTCTGTTTTCTGCTCCAATCACTTCATCAAGACTTGTGTCTATGTCAGCAAGTGCCTTTTCTCTGCTAAATCCAAGCTCAACGACTTTGTCTAATAATTCGATTGTTTTCATCCTTTCCACCTTTTCAACCTTTCTTATAAACATATATGACAATTTGAAATATCTTCGCCCTCTTTAATCTCTGGCAATTCCACAATTCGCGCGCCTCTGTTATCTGTTGCATATGTACTTGGATAACTTTTTGAGTTAATAACTGCGCTTATGTATTCTCTTTTCTGCTCATCTTTCTTGATTGCTAAAAATAATCTCATATTCTGCACCTTTCAGCCTTTGCGGCTGCCCTTTCTTAATTTGTATAATTATAATATCATAAGCAATACATAAATGCAATACATAATTGCATATTTTTTAAAATTAAAATGGGCACTTTTCGGAGCTGTCGCCGTTATTTGTTGGAGCTGTCGGAGCTTCCAAGCGTTCCAGCTCTGCAAGCACTAACTCATTTACAAATCCGTTAATTGTTAGCCCTTGCGCCTGTATGCGTTCTTTTGTGCCCTTTGGGAGTGTTACGCTTATGCGGTCGTAGCTTTCCTTTATTCTTTCGTTCTGTGCTTTTACGCGCCTTTTATAGTTTTCTAATGCTTTCATATCGTCCATATATTTATATCTCCTTATTAATATAATCTATTGCAATATGTATATAAATAATATTGCCTTACATAACTATATATTAATTGTGTTAAAATGTCAATCGTGAATTGCATTTATTAATTACAATAATAAAGATATTACATAATATAATAATATTGCAATATTTTTAATTTATGTATTGCATTTATGTAATGTATATGTTATTATAATCTTGCAAATAAAAAAGGCGGTTGCAATCCTACCAAGACACACAACCGCCACCAATCAAAAAAGAAAGGTAAGCCGATTATATCACAATCGGCGAAATGGTACAAGGTTATGAGATTTGAAGTTAAGGATGACACAATTACAAGTGAAACATTAGGTAAAACAGATATTTATAAAATAGTTAAAAAGATTTCATTTGGTTTCTATGTATGGAATATCGGCGAGAATATGGGGAGTGATGAATATATTCCACTTTGCCAAGATTTGTATCCGGGAATTAAAGATGATCACTCTATCAACTCCGACACTTTAAGAGCTATTAAGCTACCAAAAGAAGAAGTTGAGTTATTAAGAGAAGCCGCAGGCTGGGGAGTTAATAGCTTAGAGACAGCAAGAAAGGCATTAAAGAGCCGCCGCCATAGTTATATGGCTGAAAAGAAGAGAGAAAGCGCACGCAAAACAATAGTTATATTTGAAAGGATTACAGAATAAGGAGGATTAAATATGAATTGGCAAGTTATAGAAACACAATACTTCAGTAAATTTGAAAGTCCTAAAGAAAAAATTGTGGCACAATTTGATACCTTAGTTTTAGCGGAGGATTTTGTTAATTTAGTTATTCCAAAAGATACACGCAACAGATTCAAGATTGAACATATTAATAAGGAGGTATGAATTATGAAGATTTTACTTGAAAAGATTAAGAAGTTGGAACAACTGGAAAAAGTCGCAGACGAAGCAGAAAGCAGATGGACAGAACAGCCAGAAAGCGAAGAATTTGAAAGTGCCTTTGATAAAGCATATAAAGCAGAATTTGCCGCATATATAGACGTGGCAAGATATATTGAACATATGACAGGCGGTGCGATTGATTTTATGAAAGCAAAGGAATTAATACAGACTAAACGCGCGGAGCTTTTGCAGCTCTTAGTATAATTTGCAAGGTTAGCTTTTCCGGGGTTCGATTCCCCGGCTTGCTCTACCTCATAAGAGGACAAAAATAAAAGGATGGTGTTGTATATGGAATTTATCAAAGCCAAGAATTACAGAAAAAATATAGTTGTTTCGCCTTGTCCATTTTGCGGAGAAAGTGAGGAAATTTTTTTAGAGCAGTACGAACATACTGCCGGCAAGCGTTGGAGAATCGTTTGTTGTTCTTGTATGGCTCAAATTGACAGAGGACACGACCAAACGCCCGGGATTTTAATTGATTTATGGAACGCAAGAAAGTAATTCTTTTCGTCATCCGTTCAGGCGGTCGGCAGGGTTCGAATCCCTGCGACGGATTTTTGCCAAATGGCAAATAATAAATATATGGAGGTGTACCGTGAAATATGTACATTGGCTAAAAATTGACGGATATTCGAAACTTGAAGAAACTGCTTTACAATTTCAATCTATTGAAAATTATTTAAAAGCCTATCCAAAGGCTAAAGCTATGTTATATCAATATGACAGTGGCTCATTTAATTGGATAGTGCGTTTAGAGTGCGAACAGTGTTATAATGATTTAGATTTAGACGTCAATAGCAGCTCAACAAGATTAGAAAGATTTTCATCTAAACCAAAGAACATAGGAAGAGAAAGAATTTTCAAATTTCCAGAACATTACAAAAAATATATTGAATAAGGGCGTACAATCTGCGCCCTTTTCGGCTTGCTCTGGTTTGGCTGGTTCGATTCCAGCCACAAGCATTAGCATATATTTATATGCTTTTCTTTGCGTACCTTGAAAAAATAATATAATAATGCTATGCTTATATATAAGGCTTTTTGTGCCTTTTAGGTGTACAAGTGTACCCAGTCGGGGCGGTGTGCGTTCTGGTGGATTCTCCAGAACTGGTGACAACTTCCGCAACTTGTAAGGGCATATTATACCCATTTTATACAGCACTGTCAAAGGCGTTTTAAGGCTGTTTTATTTTGTAGGCTTATAAGTCTACATCAGCACAATAAAACCACCGTGCAGGGCAAATCACAAAGCCACAAAGTCAAAACAAGCACGAACCGCAGCCAGTCAAGTTTATATAATGCACTTTAATCTGTTAAAGTTTTTCATCAATTTTTCAAGGCAAATCTGAACAAAATTGAGGTCGAATTTTGGAAAAAGTTTTTCACGGATTTTTGAATACAAAATTGCATATGACGGGGGTATTTGAAACGGCGCATTTAAAATTTTTAAAAAATTTTTTCAATTTTTTAAGTAGGATTTGAACGAAATCCGAAACGGATTTTGAAAATTGTCAAAATCGAAATTGCGAATATAAAAGAGAACCCCACGGAGGTAGCAAAAAAGTTGCATTATATTCCGTGGGGTTTAAATTAATCTATAAAAATAATCGGTTTATCGTCATCAAAAAGATTACTAACAACTTCCTGTCCTTTATCCACCAAGTAACAAGAAACTTTCTGGAATCGCCTGAAACCTTTGATAATTTCATATTTGTTATTAATTCTATGGATAGTTCCTGCAAAATTGCCTTTATTAACAGGAATATAAGATTGCATAGCAAGTGGAGCTGGTACACATTTATCAAGCTCCTTGAGTTCTACAATATCTACTGCTTCAATCTTGCATAAATCACCATACTCACCTAATGATGGATATACCGGTGGGTTTAGTAACGCATGGTATATATCATCTATGTCACTATCATCAGCTTTGATGTATATAGTTGTATACAAATCAACTAGCATTAGATGATATTTAACTGTACTAACCCAGCCGGTATGGCTTCCGTCTGCATAATCTGTTATGACATCCCAACGATTAAGCATTTCATCGCTAATTTTGTTGAAATTATAGCCACCGTGCCATTCTTTTTGCACCTTAGTATTATAAATTCCTTTGCCAGTAACAAAATAATCTAATTTATGATACCTTTTCCATTGACACATTGAATGAATAAACCCATTAACTGTGCTAAATGGTGGCAAAGGGTAGCAATCTGCACCTTTTGGCGCTGATGGATTATTGAATCTAGCCATTTCTTGATACATTTTTAATCTTACAACTCTCATAATAAAACCTCTAAAATAAAATAAGTTGCACCTATACAAAAATGTATCAATGCAACTTTCCACTATGGTTCTATTAAGGTAAAATGATATATTAATTATCAATTGTTTACATCTATTAAATAATAGCATTTTTAAGCATTACTGTCAATACAACATTTTTCTGTATAAATCAATGCCTTACTTGAATACCGGCATTGACTAAGTTCATATATTAATATTTCCTTAGTCATAGTCGGATTAGTCTTTTGAATTATCTTTAACAGCTCATCTATACTCATTATCCCACTCTCCTAACTGCCCCTAAAACCATATCAACAATGTCAAATACTTCATCGCCATAAGTTGCTACAAAATCACACAATATCTCTTCCTGCTCAATCGGCAAATACACATCATAGGACATACAGATTGCGTGGCATACTTCGTGTATAAGCACTTTGCGTTGCATAAATCCACGCAAGGTATTTGACAGATAAATTGTGTGTGTATTTCTATCAGTTACACCTAAGCTGATTGTGCCGTCTGACCGCTTTAATTCACCCGAATTTGAATTTTTATATTGTACTCGCCACATTGTGCCATTAATACTAAAAACCATCTGTATGCTCCTTTCTGAATAAAACAGGCTATGAATATTGCTACTCATAGCCCTTAAAATCATATCTTAGATACAAGAGTACTTAACTTTGTTCTAAGCAAGTTCTTCTCTTCTGCCGACATATCAGCCACCATACCTGTAATATCGCTTGCAAGTTCCTTGGTATAGCTGTCAAGTGACTTCATCTTGTGTTCCTTATCTTCTGGCGTATTATTCTTGTGCATTTCCTTAGTTTCTGTGTAGTTTCTCTTTGCTCTGTCATAACTGCTTTCAGACATTGGCTCTGTATAGTACATCTTGCCATAATCTCTATCCATATCCCTCATATGCTCTGCTTCTGGGTACATATGGTAATATGGCGGCTCTTCATATCCTCTGCGGTATGTTCCGCGTCCTTTCGGTGCAAATCTGCCATTTGCATAGCGGTAGTGGCCATAGTATCTTCTGTCCGGATAATCTTCGTACTGTTCAAGCATACGCATAATGTCTTCGTTATCTTCTGACTTTTCCATAGCTTCAACAATTCTGTAATCCTTGTCAAAGCAAGCTATGTTCTTCGCTATTTCTGTAAAATCCTTTAAATCGTCAAGGTTCTGCCCCTCAAAGCTATCTAATCCGATTGCTTCAACCTTAGCCTTGACACATTCCATAATCTGTTTAGCCCATTTATGCATAATATCAAGCCTCCCTTACTGCAATCAAATTACTATTCTGAACTTCAATAGCCTGTGCTGATGTATTCTGCACCGCTACAGTACTGCAACAGCCACAAGGTACATCAACATATGCCTGTGCTGATACGTTAAATAAATTTTCAACTGCGGCTGGCGTTACAATCATTCGCGTTGACTGTAAGGGCTCTCCGTCTACTGCAATAGCAAGTGATATAGCTTCTACTGTACCGCCTGTCGGGATCTGAATGTTGCCAGAATATGATACTAAAAATCTTGCTTTGCACTGATTTGTAATACCTCTTAATTTGATAATCCCACTTCCCTGTCTGTGGACTATACATTTTGTTCCGTTTACTGCTGTTTCTGTGAATGCAACATCTTCTCCGGCGGCAACTGTTTGTAATGCAATTCCTGTTATTTCCATTATCTTTACCTCTCTTTCATAAAAATAAGGGCAAACATTATAGTCTGCCCTTTGTGTTTGCAAGTAATACTGCATAGCAGACATAATCGAGTTAAACTCAATCAAGATACTCAATTATTTAGTTTTAGCAGCCACAGCCTGTATTGCAACCACAGCCATAAGCATAAGCATTAGGATTAGGCACAACATAAGCTGGAATAGCTGCAGGATTTACAGCATTTATAATCTGATTCGTCTGTGCTGACATTGCAGTAGTCAGAAGTGCATTCTGTCTATCCTGCGATGCGGCTCTGCGTAAATCGTTGTTCTCTGCTGTAAGTGTTGCTATCTTATCATTTGTTAAGAAATCAAGGATAGCTCTTGTTCCTGCCTGCTGGCTGTCAATAATATCTCTTGTATTATTGTTCATTGTATTCTGCAAAGCGCAAGTGTTAGTTGCCATGTTGTAGTTTACACCCTGAATGGCTTCCCTTGTCTCGCAGCAACAGTTAGCAAGCTGCGCCTGTAAAGCGTTGGTATTCTGCATATTAGCGACTGTATCAGCGTTAATAGCCTGCTGAATGCCATAGCCGGTCTGCATGATATTTGTGTTAATACCATTAAAGCCGGTAAGCATACTGTTGTTCATAGCATAGAAGCCATCACAAAGTCCGTTGGAAATGCCATCTAACTTGCTGATAACTGCGGAATTATCAAATCCTCTCTGAATATCAGCCTGTGTAGCCGCTGTCGCAACATAGCCACCGCCATTGTTGCCACCAAAACCGCCAAATCCACCATTACCCCATCCAAAGAGCAAAGCAAATACGACAATTATCCAAAGCCATCCGCCGTCAGCCCATCCGCCGTTATTGCCGTTGCCGTCAATGTTTGCGACTAATGGTACGCTGGCACAATTTGAGTTTGAAAACATATTGTTACCTCCTAAAAATATATTCATAAAGATGTCACCTAGGTAGTTTGCAAAGACATCTAATATGCTACTAATTACCAAATCTGCTTTTTATCTGATTAAATACATCATCTGCATTTAACCCTTTTTCCTTGCATAAATTCCTAGCCATCTGTTCTATGCCTTGCATATTGCCCTGTTGTGCCATCTGCATAGTGTTCTTCAGCATAGGATTACTCATCATCTGATTATTTCCCATCATCTGCTGTATGAACTGTTGCGGACCAGCTTTCATCATCCGAAAAATGTTAATTGGGTTCATTCTTCATCACCGCCTTTACTTTGAGTTCTTGAAGTTTTTCTTTGCGTTCCTAAAGATTTATCAAATCTATCTTCCAACTGTCCTATTTTCTCTGATAACTCTTCAAACTTATTCAGAAATAGCTGTGTGCTTTCGTCTGACAGGGTAAATTTAGCGTTTTCTGCATTAGCCATAGAATTTACTGTCTGATTATCTTTAGGGTCTGTATAAGGCTTATACACAATCGTTCTAATTGTTCCGTCGGCATTCCAACCCTTGACATAAATCTCCGACATATCCTGTTTCGGGAAAAAAGCCATACTGCCATCCATAGGTACTTCATTAGCGTTAATATTTTCAACTGCCTGTACTATTCTTCCATTAATGCCTGCTATCTGCTGCGGCATAGGTTGTTGATTTGCTAAGGACATTTGTGTCCCTGCCACTGGCTGTTGTAAACTCTGCTGATAACTTTGCAAAAAGTTCATTCTATCCGCATATGGATTCTGTATAGGCATATAATTATTATTCATCATAGGTGTTGTCTGATAAGGATTGTTTATCATCTTCTACCTCCTCCAAGACTTCTTCAATTGCGTGGATAACAAGAGATAATGTTACTAAGTCAAGTTTCTGCAATTCTTCTTTGCACAAGATTTTTTCTCTAACTTCGTCTGAAAACATGCACATTACCTCTCTTTCTGACTTAATTTTTACACAAAAAAAGACGGATTAACCGTCATGTTTCCGACAGTTATCCGCCAAAAATAAGCAAAAAAATAACGCCATTACGGCGTTTGCTAAACTTCTATGATTACTTTCTTGATTACCTCTTTATTTTCCTGCAAAAAGACGATGTTCAAAAAATCTCCTTTCATTCAGTGTTTATGCGGGTTTGCAGTGTTTCTTCTCCTTGAAAAAATAGCAGGGGATGAGAGAATCGAACT